GTGTTTTCAGATGAAGTTCTTGAAAAAATTTTTGCCAGAAAAGAGTTACAGTCCTTGGACTTGTCAACGCAGTCGTCTATCATACACGCAATAGAAGATGTTTTAGAGGAGGTCAAACAGGATGAATATGAGCGGAGCATACCAGAATCCGATTTATAATCAGCAGATGCAGCAATACGGGCAGCAGTACGCATACAATCCGTATATGAATCAGCCACGCATTGATAATACACAAAATTATATGCAGGCACCGCAGCAAATTCAGCAGCAGATCCCGGTTCAAACTTTTGGCATAAATGGAAAAGTAGTTCCGGCGGTAGAAAACATCACTGCCAATGATGTGCCAATGGATGGCAGCGTTGCATTTTTCCCAAAACAGGATATGACAGAAATATACGCTAAAAGTTGGAACGCAGATGGCACAATTCGCACAATCGTTTTTAAGCCAGTTTCGCATGATACTGTTAGCAATTTATCGCATGATACTGAAAAATTGAAATTTGACCTATCAGACGAGTGCACAGGTGCATTTATGCAGAAGTTCGATGAACTTTTTGGAAAGATTGAACAAATAGAAAATCGATTAGATAAAATCCCGAGCGGTCAAAGAAAAACTTCACAGGTAAAAAAGGAGAGTGATCCAGAATGAATCCGGCACAATTATTGTTAAATCAAATGATGAATTCTCCGCAGGTTCAAAACAATCCTATGGCAAAAAATGCCATGCAAATGTATCAAAGCGGAGATACAGGTGGACTTAAGACAATGGCAGAGAATCTCTGTAAAGAAAGAGGAATTACGGTAGATGAAGCAAAACAGAAAGTTATGAGCATGTTTAATCATTAGTACATTTTGGGTTGCGCGCATAATAACCGGTTATCCCATTTGTAAATAAATCAGATGGAGGTAAACAAAATGTTTAATGGAAACGCATCTCCTAGTCTTGCTGATATTGCAGCAGTGACAGGAAACGGAAGAAACAATGATGGCATGTTGGGCGGCGATGGCTGGTGGGCTATCATTATCTTCGCTATGATTTTTGGCTGGGGCGGCTTTGGCGGCAATGGCTGGGGAGGAAACGGAGGTAATGGCGCAACGGCGGCTGCTTATACTGATTCCGCTATTCAGCGTGGATTTGACACGCAGGCTATCATCGGGAAGTTAGATGGTATCACAAGTGGTCTCTGTGATGGATTTTACGCACAGAATACCGCCGTTATGAACGGTTTCCATGGTGTAGACAATGCAATCTGCAACCTTGGCTACCAGACACAGCAGGGATTTAATACCACAAACGTGACACTTATGCAGGCGCAGAATGCTTTGCAGTCCCAGCTGGCTAATTGCTGCTGTGAGACCAGAGAAGCTATTCAGGGCGTAAACTACAACATGGCAACAAATACCTGCGCATTGCAGAACACCATGAACAGCAACACCAGAGACATTATCGACAGCCAGCAGGCAGGAACAAGGGCAATCCTTGATTACCTGTGTCAGGAAAAGATTTCTTCCTTACAGGCAGAAAATAATGACTTAAGAAGAGCCGCATCACAGGATCGCCAGTCTGCATTGCTCACTACTGCAATGTCAGCGCAGACACAGCAGATCATCAACGCTGTAAATCCGGCTGCAATCCCGGCATATGTTGTTCCAAATCCTAACGCTTATGCGTATGGCTGTGGATGCAACACAGGATGTAGCTGCTAAAAGTAGCTGCTACACAAAATTGAATAATTGAGTATCTTAATTGAGTTTAACTCGATTATGTCTGCTGTGCAGTATTGCTTATAAACACAAAGGGCAGACTATAATGTTTGCCCTTATTTTTTGAAAGAGAGGTAAATAATTATGGCAGAATTTACAGGGATTGCAATTCAAACTGTCGCGCAGGGAGAAGATGTTGCATTTACAGAAACTCCGGTATGCGCAACAAAATGCATTCTTCATAGACAGGGAAGCGGCATTGTTAAATTAAGAGGACTTACAAATCAGTGCCGGGCAAGATTTTTGGTATCTTATTCCGGAAACATTCAAATCCCTACAGGGGGCACAGTTGAAGCTATTTCACTTGCTATTGCAATTGACGGAGAACCGTTGCAGTCAACTCGAATGATTGTTACACCGGCGGCAGTTGAAAACTTCTTTAACGTTTCGGCGCAGGCATATGTGGATGTTCCTCGCGGCTGTTGTGTAACGGTGGCGGTACAGAATACTTCTACGCAGGCAATCGAAGTTCAGAACAGCAATTTAATTGCAGTCCGGGAAGCGTAAGGAGGGCGGTTTTATGGATATTATGAGAATGCACGACATGATTGAAAAACTGTCTGAATGTGCTAAATGCGAAATTGACAAAGGAATTGAAAATATAGACCCATGCGAAATGGGACAGGTTACAGATATGATGAAAGACCTTGCAGAAGCAATGTATTATCGTACATTGATGAAAGCAATGGAAGAATCCAGTGCAGATGAAACAATGGAAATGTTTGAGCGTTACGGAGACGGAAGACGGTATTATGACCGTTACCGGTATGCCGACGGCAGATTTGCGCCAAAGGGAAGAGGAACGCGGAGAGGATATGACGAGCCGCCTTACTGGCACATGACACCGGAAATGTATCACGATATGGAACATGACCGCGACATTGATCGACCACATGGGCGAATGTATTACACAGAGCCTACAATTGCGGCAGATGGCGGTATGCGTGACCGCAGAGAGGGTAAAAGCGGAATGAGCCGCAGAAGCTACATGGAAAGCAAAGAGCTTCACAAAGGCAATACGCCGGAGGACAAGGACGCAAAGATGCATGACCTTGAAAAATACATGAAAGAACTTTCGGAGGATATGGCGGAGCTTATCTCTGACATGACACCGGAAGAGCGCACGATGACAAAGAGCAAGCTGTCAACGCTTGTTTCCAAAATGTAATGACAGGGGCAGAAATGCCCCTGTTTGTTTGAACATTGACAACTGAATATCAGCTAGTGATTTGTGGATTTGGAAATTTTTCAAAAAGGTATTGACTTGTTACATGTAACATTATATAATGTAACTCGTAACAAGGAGGTGGTTAAAATCGCACCCAAGAGCAGAGCTGATTATATGAAACAACGTAGAGAAAAGACAAGAAATTTTAGTGTTGAGCTTGACAGGGAGAAGTTTGAAAAGTTAGAAGAAAAACTTTTTGAAAAAGGAATGACTAAAAAAGAGTGGCTTGACAACAAGGTTGATGAAGAAATCAGCAGTTAAACAAAAAGAGCAGTTGCAAATGATTTGACGGTCATGCAACTGCCCTAAAACCGAGATAACTCTCTGTGAAATATTTTATCATAGAGAGTATCTCTTTTCAAGAAAAAATTGAAAGGAAGGAAAAATCTATGACCAGAACCGAAACAATTGAGAAAATAGCAGAACTTTTGAGCACGCAGAGCATCCGTGTATGTGAAGCAATATACAAAGCCGCAAAGAACATTTCTGAACCGCAGGAAGAGAAAGGCGGTGCAAGATGAAAGAACAGCTGATAACGGAAATCCAGAGCATACAGGACGAAAAATTTTTGCAGTTTATTTTGAACACAATTATTTCATTCAAGAATAAATGGGGGATTTGCTGATGAATGATATTCAGATGAAACAATTAGAACAGACGTTAACCAGTATGGAAGTTGCGGAAATGGTCGAAAAGACACACGCAAACATGTTACGAGATATCAAAAGGTACTGTAAACAGATGGAACAAAACAATATTACAGGTAAAATCAAAATTGATGTGGCTGATTTCTTCAGAGAAAACACCTATAAGGACGAGCAAGGGAAAGAACGCCTATGTTTTGACATTACCAAGAAAGGTTGCGAATTTATCGCCCACAAGTTGACCGGAGTAAAATGAACGGCTTTCACAGCTCAATACATCAATCGCTTCCACGACATGGAACAGGCTCTGAAAAATCCGCAGGCTGAAATTCCGGAGAAAGACCCGTTTGCACGCTGGAGCATCGTAAAAAAGATAGAAAGTGGTAAATGGTTTAATAAAAATAACTGGAAACTCAAAATTATCTGTGACCGGTTCGGATGGACGAGAAAATTTTTATATCACAAAATTCTTGTGGAATTGTCTGACTTACATAACTTAGAACTTGTGGAAAAGTTCTATACAGTCACATATGGGCATAAACCGGAGTACAAGATGGACTTGCTAGACTACAGCAAAGAACTTGCTGGAACAGCAACAAGGTACATTAATTATTTGTTGATTGAAGAGCAAGAAGAATAACTTTAAATTTAGAAATCACTGGCTGATATTTGGCTGGTGGTTTCTTTTTTTGGAGGTAAATATGTTTGTGATAAATGGTATTGAATGGAAAATAGAATTTGTTCACAGTGCAAACGGTAAGCTTATGCGCTCTGATGGCTCTATTAGCCTTGCTGTGACTGATTGGAATGATAGGATAATATATGTTTCGGATAAACCAGAAAATGGCTATTTGCGCAAAATACTGGCTCATGAGCTTTGCCATTGTTTTTGTTTTTCCTATAACATTCATATGCCAATTGAGCAGGAAGAGTATCTTGCGGACTGGATAAGCCTGTATGGGGCAGATTTGATTTATTTGCTGGATGATTTGATGACAAACATTGATTGGAGGGCGGCATAGTGGACAAAATAGACGATTTACTTCATTACGTTCAGAAGACAAACCCTGGGATGACAAGAGAGAAATTGATAGATGAATTAAACAAAAGCGATTATACCGCAAAAGCTTTGCTTTTTACTTCGGAAAACTTTCGGAAAAATTTTCAATCCCCCCTACCTTAAGAATTGGACAAGGATTTTCGTTTTTTAATTTTTAAAAAATTTTTGAAATTTTCGCAAAAATATTCGGAAAAAATTTGATACCCCCCTAGGGTCAGATTTCGGCACGAAAAACCGTTTTTGAGATTATGAAAATTTTGTTCAGATTTTTGCAAAATTTTTTTGAAACTTTTTTGCAAGTGCAAGTTCAGATTGCACTCATCCATGATCTGGTCGTACTTGATCTTGCTATGTGCCGTCTCCCTTCGGAAAGCGCTGAAATAATGCAGGCGCGGAAACCTCCGCACAAATGCGCAAAATGAGCGCAACAAATAAAGCAAATGTCTACGTGACATTGCAATTATACAGGCGCGCACATGCCTATAAGCCATTATATGCACAAGACATCCAAAATGTCAACGCGCAATGCATATGCTTTTTGTCAACAAGTATAAAAAAAGGCACAGCTCGCCCGACAATATCATAGTGAGATAATGACGATATGCATATTGCACGCATTTTATCTCTTTGTACGCTTTTTTGCGCGCTGTACTCCACGGTATATGGATAAAAGCAAGCCGGGGAAATTGCCCCCGGAACATTGCAAAGCCTGCGCTTGCTTAAATGATAACACCCAATCGCATACAATCCATTTTCCGATCACAAAGGGCGCGCCACTTTTCTGGATCACCTTTGATGTTTTCGGCGGTTCTGGTTTCCGCCCATTCGTTCCCCGCTTTAATGTACGCGCTTTTTGCGTCGTCTTTTTTTGTTTGTAAGTTTCCCATAAATCCCATAATTTAACCATCCTTTCATTGTGCGCCCTGTCTCATCGGTGCAGGTGGGGCAGTTCCTGCAGACCGCCGCGCAGGCGGTTTCGACTAATTGTAAAACATTTCTTGCATTATCTGGTGGCATTCCAAATCAGATTTGCTCCGGTGCATTTCCGTGTAATCCTTTTCGGCTTTTGCCTGTGATTCTTTTTTGGTATATCCGCGACCTCTCCAAAGGTCGTAAAGTTCTTCAATCGTCTAATTTTTCATGCTTTCACCTCCTGAACTGTGAATTTTTCAATGTTCCCGGCTTTCATTTCTTCGATGATCGCCGTCAGCTCGTCAAGGATATTTCCCTCTTCTGGTTGCTGAAAAGTGTAAGTATCATTTATCTTTCCCTCAATTTTAATTTTAACTTTCATGATCGTTCCCTCCTGTTTTTGTGTTTTTTTGTTTTCCTGTTGAGATTATAATACTCTAATATTAGAATAATGTCAATATATTTTATTCAAAAATTAGAATATTATTAAATTGACTTTTTTTTATAGATAATGTAAAATGTTTACATATATTAGAGAGAAGGAGAATACGATGATAAAATATAAAGCAGATATATTTCAATTATTAAAAGAACATGGTTATAATCAGACCAGAATACAGAAAGAACGTTTATTACCAGCGCAAACTGCACAGAATATAAAAGCTGGAAAATCTATCACATTAGAAACGTTAAATAAAATTTGCATAATGTGTAAATGTCAACCGGGCGATTTGGTGGAAGTAATACCGACTGATGAAGAAAAAATCAAATATTATTAATATGACTATTGACAATATTCTAAAAATAGAATAAGATAATGGTATCGAAGAGAAAGGAGATACCGAAGAGAATGGCAACGTTAGAAAAATTATTTTACTCAATAATGAGCGGCACGCAAGACAGAAATATAAAATTTTCTGATATGCAGAAAATACTTGAGGTGCTTGGTTTTCAGTGCAGAATTAAAGGCGATCATTTCATATACTGGCGGGATGGAATAGATGAGATTATAAATATTCAGCCAGACGGAAATAAAGCAAAACCGTATCAAGTAAAGCAGATAAGAAATATAATATTAAAATATGGATTGGAGGTATAAGTTATGCATAAGTATGAGAGAATTGTATATTGGTCAGAACAGGATCAAAAATTTATTGTTGAAGTTCCAGAACTTGCCGGATGCATGGCAGATGGGAGCACAGCGATAGAAGCATTGGAAAATGTAGAAACGGTTATATCAGAATGGATTGAGACTGCAAAGGAAATCGGGCGAGAGATTCCAGTTCCAAAAGGAAAATTGATGTATGCATAATAAATTAGGCGGCTTGAAATATAGCCGTCTTTTTTTGTGAAAAACGTAGAAAATCTTTGTAAGAATTTCACAAAATTCCAAGAGTGATAATTTTATTACTGACAGGACAAAATGATAGAATAGTATTAGTTTTGTTGCAATGCAACACCTCTGCAACAAATTGCAACATTTTTGCAACGTAGATATAGACACTAGAGTTAGAGAAAGATTATATTCTCTCTTGTAATATTAAAAATATATATTATAAATAAGGCAGTATATTTATATAAATAATATATATAATATACAGGCTTAAAATTTAATTTTAAAATATACCTTGACAAGAAAATGATAGAATGATATTGTTTTATTAAATTAAAAACGCATTCGGGCAACGGGCGGAGCTGATCCGTCGAGGTCCCGAAAGAAACGGACTTCATGCAGCCGGTACAGTCGAGATCATTATGATCTGATTGTATCAGTTGCATTTTTTTATTTTAAGTATTCCAGTACTGGAGAGAGGAGATATATAACATGTCAGCAGTTGAAATGCAGGAAGTAAATAATACAGTTGATGTTTTTAAAGATGACATTGACATGTATATAAATCTCTGGATGGAAGAGAGAAATATAACTGATATGTGTAAGGTATCTCAAAACAGATGGTACAACTGTTGTAAATATGTCTATGAGAATGTATTTAAAGTTAATCCAAAGTACTTAAAGGATGATAGAAATATAAATAATCAGTACGACACAGAGAAGGTTGATAATATATTAAATTTATATATCGATTTGTGTAACGATTATGAAAAGATTATTAATATTACAGGGTTCACATTCTTTACCGGAATACATAGAGATACGTTAAATGGATGGGTTAATGGCGTGCAGCTAGGCTCATCAGGTTCCGACATTTGCAGAAAAATTGACGAAATGCGCGAGGAAAGTTTAGTAGGTTTACAGGTTTCCGGAAAAGGAAACCCTATGAACTACATGCCGTCACTGAATAAGTACTGCGGTTTTAATATGCCGGGCGTGAGAGATCAGGGATCCAGAGTAAGAGCGTTGACAGCCGAAGAACTGCCACATCTTGGGGCTAATAATTGTATAGGATTGCCGAACAACTCCGACAATTCTGGTTGAAAAAAGCGAGAAAAACGCATAGACAATTCAAACAATTTAAAGCCCAGTGTTTAATGGTCTTAAGGCGCATTAAATCGTTGATACATTACGCAAAACAAGGGTTTTGCGAATAGTTGTAAAATACGAATGAAATTTAACGAACAATTCAAACAATTTATCAATGTTCAAAGCATGATTCGGCATGGATGGGGAGGGGGTTTGATAGGTTGAGAAAATCAGCACTACTAAGTCCTTTAAATATCCTCAAAAACAAAAAGAGATTGGATGGAAAAGTATGAGAGTAGTATCACAAAGCAAAGACGTTTCGCTTGATTTTGACCGAGCGGTATTCACAGCAAATCATGGAATGATAACTGCTATGGTTGATGGAAAAACGTTTACCATTGGGAGGTATGCAAATTTAGGTAGAGAAAAAGAAGTATTCTCTGATATGCACAAGGCATTTTCGGCTTTTCAAGTTATTAGCACAAACATGGATAAACAACAGGTGGCCGAAATGTTTGCAGTATCTAAAAACATATCGATCAGATGCGTTGAGATGAATGATCCTTGTATGGGAATAACTGTATTTGATAACATGGTCTATTACATGCCGGAAAAGTAGTGTTAATATAGCGCTATCACCAAGCGGTAAGGCACTGGATTTTGATTCCAGTATTCGCAGGTTCGAATCCTGCTAAAGAAACTTGTGAGAGGAAAACAACCATGATAATTATTAAAACGATTATATCGACGCTGGATGTTATTTTTATGCTGATACTATTTGTATCTGGCAGAGAATCCAAAGGCAAAGAAACAGCAATTGCATTATGGGTACTTGTGATGTTGCTGTTGCTGAACATGTTTCTGATGTGGAGGTAACAGAATGTTTTATAGTCCAATATTTGGTATTTGCTTTCAGCTGCCTATCATTTGTGCAGAGGAAAGAATACATATAACAAAATCAAAGGAACCGGACAGCACCGGAGATTTACTCAATCTGGATAGCGACGCAGAGCACCAGAGTGAGAAATCGGAGCATCCAGTATAGCTAAACAAAATTTTAAATTACTGGCAACTTGTAAGAGTTGCTTACAAGATAAAAATCCTACATTGCGGCATTTTAATATGCCGTAGCGGAACGTAGCTCAGTTGGCAGAGCACTCGGCTTATATCCGAGCGGTCGCAGGTCCGATTCCTGCCGTTCCGATGGAGGAATGGGTTTAACGAACCATTCCGTAAATTCTCCTTCTTGGTGTTTTTCATGACACATCCTTTCGCCACTAGGACGCTTCTGTTAAGAGCGGTGAGAGACCGTTCGGTGGCATTTACCGCAAATGGCGGTAGGAATGTAAGTCGACACACGCACAGTCATGTGTTGCAGTTCCAAATCATGGTTCGTGCATCTATCCCACGGTGCATGAGCCATGAAAATGAGTTGCCGGTAAAAAGCTGCAAACCGGATAGTGCAACGCATGGCACGAAAAATATGATTGCTAACCGTCGTATGGCGGTTAGCGTGGATGGCAAGAAAGGTATTTGCCGGAGTAAGACGCTTCGTGAAACTAATAGTCGAAAGGTTTCAAGTGCAAGGTTCAAGTCCTTGCTCCACGATGATGCCGAGCTGATTTGATACTGTATGCGTAGCGCGGTCGCGTACAGAGATATGGAGTGAGGTGCCCGCGCATTTTGGGGAAGCGGCAACGATTGGCGGTGTTGCGGCTGACTGTAAATCAGTTCCCAAGTGGTAAACATTGGAGGTTCAATTCCTCTCTTCCCCACGCGCGAAAGCAAGATCGCAACTTGTAAGTAGGGTTTTGGCGGCATAGTGCGAGATCAGTTCGATTCTGATTAATGGCGGTTAATAGCATTGATAAGGCTAGCAAAGGCATGTGAAAATGCTATGTTGGTTCGATTCCTTGTGCCGCTATTCTATGGTTGGTATTTTTTACGCAAAATGGGGTGTGAGTATGTATTTTGAATTTGTTTATGTTGGCTATTCAACAAAGCAATGCGTTGAGTTTCTTGATGAAATCAAAGAAAAATTAAAGGCACATGATAAGAATTTTGAATACGACAAAGAACATTTAGTGATTAAGGCTGAATTATTCAAATGCAGTGCATTACCCATATATTCCGGTCGTTTATCCTGTCTTGGCATGGAAAATGCAGAGTATATCTGCAAAGAAACTGCGAGACCGAATGATTATATTCCTTGTCCAGGAGAATGTTTGAAGATAAAAGCCATTTTGGAATATGTTTCCACAAGATTTAGAAAAACTCCAAAAGAAAAGACAGAAAAAGAACTGGAAGAACTGATTGACGTTTTGATTGAGGTGCGGAAACGAGATTATGGAAAATTATTAAAAAAATATTCAAGAAAAAGCAAAAAAGCAGATCCTACACCGCGCATTGAGAAAGATACGAAATGCGATAAATGCGAATACTTGCAAGAGTGTATTGACGAGGGGAAAGTCATAGATTGCAGAAACTTTGAAGATACGGGAAGCCATTATATCGGAGGACTTTGGGCGAGGTGCAAGCATGTGTGATTTTTGCAAAGGGAAAGATGTATGTAAAACGGCATACGGCGAATTTAGAATTAAAAAAATAGGATATATGGATGTGCTTCAATGTAGCGTCGATAAATGCCCGCCACATTCTCAATGCTGCAATAAAGAAATGAATGTAGAAATGGCGATGCAGATTTCATTTTGCCTTATGTGTGGCAGAAAGTTGGTGGAAGAATGACGTGTTATGATTGTGCTTACCTTGGATTTGATAGAAACGAAGTTGTAGGGATGGCTGAAATGTGCAACCATCCGGAAAAATGGATTCATGGTGCTGGATTTGCTGACAGTGAACATGAGTGCGAATTTTTCAAAAAGAAATCTGGAGTTTCTAAATGGGATTCATATTCCGAAGATGAAAAAGAAAAGGCCCGGGAATATTTCCAAGAATACTATGTTCAAAATCCTGTTGGCGATTTAACATGCGAACAGGCTTGGGCACAGTTCGTTGAATATTTAAAAACTACTGATTCAAATGCATGATTTGATAGGAGTATTGAAGAATGAGCATGGCAGAAGTAATTGAATCAATAGAGCGTGAAGCACTTAGAGAAGCACAATCGCGCGAAATAGGCGGTAGAAACGGCGAGCCTATAGATTGTTCCAATTTAGAAGATGAACTTGTTATTGTGGCAAATAACGAGGCAGACAGGCAAAAACTTTATGAATGTTTTTATAAACAAGAGCCTATCGAACCTAATAATAAAAAATGCAACCTGACCTTTTGCCGATATAACACAGACAGAGAATGCACCAATGACGATAAAAGAAAAGAATGTGCCGAAGTTTCAAGAAAGGTGTTGTAAATAAATGAAGAAAACAAGAAGTAAAATAATCATTAAAACAAGAAAAGGCGGTTACACAAAGATTTATGCTAACGGAAAATGGCAAAAAAAGGTATACAACATAGACTTTCATGCAGACTGTGTTGGAAATGGCATAAATACTGTATGTGTGTTTGATAGATACAAGACGGACAAGAATGGAGTCACAATTTATAACGGAGAAAACAAGGAATTTGAGGCAGAACACTGTACAGCAAGAATTTAAAAATTATTACCGGCTAACAAACGGAGTTAGTCGCTAACCAACAAAAATTATTGGCAGAGGTCTTAAGGCACTTCTGCTTTTTTGCGGAGGTGCTTTTCTTTTGGCAAGTTCAAGCCTAATTTCCACAGTAAATGGATATGAAAATTACATACAGGTGCATGGCGTTGATGAACAGGTTATGGATGCCATGGCAGAAGCGGCAAGGGTAGCCATTCTGACAGAAAATGATGTTGAGTATGGATTAAAGGTTTCTGCCAGAGCGAAAGAACTGACGGAGCAGTTTATATTTCAATCTACAGGTGGCACACCATGGGATTTAGAGAAATATTCATTCCAAAACAAGGTATCTTATGAAATTCTGGACAAATACTACGGAATTTTGCTTTTAGAAGCGCAAAACAAAGTTGTGGATAGTGCTTTCCAGTATTTGGAGAAGAAGAGAGAGCCTAAAGAGCGGTTTTACATGCCAAGAAGAAAGCAATTCTTAAAAATCGGACTCATAGATGCGCTGCAAGGCATGATTGATGATAGATATGACATCCTGTGCGTATCACTTGTCCCGGGTGCAGGAAAAACAACGGTTGAAAAAATGTTTCACGCTCTTGTTGCCGGATGGTTTCCGAGAGATTTCAGCCTCTTTTATTCACACAGCGGTGATATTACCAGAATGTACTATGACGGTGTGTACGATATCGTTACAAACGAAGAAGAATATACATGGAATGAAATTTTCCCAAATCTTTCCGTGACAAGCACAAATGCGAAGATGGAGCAGTTTAATGTCGGGAAGTACAAATCGTTTCCATCCGTACAATGTACGTCTGTTGGTAGTAAGAATGCCGGTAAAGTAAGGGCTTCTAAGTTTTTACTTGTTGACGATATGATCGGCGGTATTGAAGAAGCAATGAATCCCATTATCCTTGATAAATTGTGGGATAAATACGCTGTAGATGCCAGACAGAGAAAGATACAGGACACGGACGGTAAGAACTGCAAGGAAATACATATTGCCACAAGATGGAGCGTACACGACGTCATAGGGCGCATACAAAATATGTACGAGGGTAATCCGAGAGTAAAGGTTATTGCGGTACCGGATGTAGACCCAGTTACAGGAGAAAGCAACTTTGAATATGAGTTCTCCGGTTTTACAAAAGAATTTTTTGAAGACCAGCAATTATTGATGGACGACATATCATATAGATGCCTTTACAAACAGGAACCGATTGAGCGTGAGGGATTGCTGTTTCCGGAAGATAAAATACGTCGGTATCTTAATTTGCCGCATGGAGAGCCGGAGATTGTAACCGGTCAGTGCGATACAAAGGGAAAGGGAACAGACTATTTTGTTCTGCCTGTATTGCAAAAATACGGAGAAGATTACTACTGCGTGGATTGTGTTTGCGATAACACGGCAGATTATGAGGTTCAGTATGAAAATGCAGCAAATGTTTTGACAAACAACAAAGTTCAGGAATGTGAATTTGAGAGAAATGCCGGAGGGGACCGTGTCGCAATGGAAGTAAACAAGCGAGTGGAAGCCAAAGGATGGATATGCAATATCACAGATACACCGACGGAGACAAATAAGGAAGCAAGGATTTTTCAGTGCTCAAACTGGATATTGCAGCACGTTATATTTAAAGACCCATCATCATATAAGCCGAATGAGCCATACGGAGTAATGATGTCTCTTCTTAAGAGATATTCAGTATCCGGTAAAAAGCAGTTGGATGATGTGCCAGATGTATTTTCAAACTTTGCGCTTAGAGTGACAAATGGAAGGAATGTAGCAAAAGTAGAAGCAGCAGTGAATCCGTTTAGGAGGTATTGATATGGTAAACAAAGATATTTTAAATCAATACTTAGATTTAAGAGAAGAAGTAAAAGAAGTAAGGAATAAAATTGAAAAGCTTGAAAAATACATAGAAAAAATTGAACAGGAAGGAACGGTTATTGATAGCGTTTCTGGCGGAAATGGTGGAAACCAACATTTTAAAATAGAAGGAATACCATTGCCAGAATATAGGCACAAAAAAACCTTGTTATATTCCAGAAAAACCACCCTCGAAATTTTGGAAAACGAACTTCTTGAAAAAACAAATGAAGTAGAAGAGTTTATTGCAAATATAAAAGATAGCAGAATTAGAAGAATAATTAACCTTAGATTTTTAGAAAATCAATCTTGGAATAAGGTTGCCGACCAAATAGGAGGCAATAACACAGAAGACAGCGTGAGAAAAGCGTTCGATAGATTTATGAAAGAGTAAAGTTGTCCGATATGTCCGGTTTTTTTCTGATATAGTTATAATCGAAGAAGTCAACAAATAGTTGAACACTTTACCATCCCCCATTGAAAGAGCATCGAAGAGAAATCTCTGGTGCTTTTTCTTTTGAAAAGAAAAGAGGATTTTATGGTATATACACCAAAAACAATATATTGCCCGCGTTGCGGAAGAAAAGTTGCCACACACGATGGGCGTTCAACAATGAACATTTCTGTGGAATGTAGGAAATGCCACAAGAAAGTTGTTTTTTATCCGGAGAATGGAAAGACGAAATTAAAATCTCTTACAATCCGGTCAACATCCAGTGGGATGACGTTTATTTAGGAGCCAATTATGAATAATAAATCTCTCCAAGACCTTGTTAAGGGATGTTATGGGCGAAAAATTTTATATACTGATGTTGAAACTATCACAAAAGACAATATTGTCAAGGTGGTTGGAGACTGCATCGGAAATTATTATTACAACAAAACCATCATAGAATACCTATGGCGGTATTACAAAGGAGATCAGCCGATTTTATACCGATTAAAGGTACAAAATGCTGATATTACAAACAAAATAGTAGAAAATCATGCGTATGAGATTGTTCAGTTCAAAGTAGGACAGACATATGGCGAGCCAATACAGTTTATCAGTCGAAAAGATGATGATGAAATTAATCGGGCAGTGGATGCGCTGAATGACTATCTTGTGGATGCGAATAAACAGGAAAAAGACATTAAAGCAGGAGAGTGGCAGTCAGCAACCGGAACATCTTTTAAGGCGGTAAGATTTGCAAATGGAGAAATACCATTTCAAATTGTTGCGCCTACTCCAATGAATACGTGTGTTATTTATAATCGGAGCACGGAAGAACCGGTGGTTGCGGTGCAGGAGCTTAAAGACGAAGATGGAAGATGGTACAAACTGTGCTATACGGACAACTATTCATGTAAACTTCAAAACGGAGTAGTTTCTGAATGGAAATTGCATGCATTTGGAAGTATACCTATTGTTGAGTTTCCAAATAATCATGAGAGAATTTCTGATATTGAGCTTGTCATAGGTATTTTGGATGCCATAAACAATATGCAGTCAAACAGAATGGATGGAATTGAGCAGTTTGTTCAGTACTGGGTCAAGTTTGTGAACTGTGAAATCGACCAAAAAACGTTTGAAGAGATGAAAATGAGCCATGCTTTGACGGTAAAGTCCAATAACAAGGATAACAAAGCCGATGTTGAGATTATGACGCAGGAACTAAATCAGAGCCAGTGTCAGGTGGCAAAAGATGATTTGTGGGACAATGCCTTGGCAATATTAGCAATACCAAACAGAGAGTCCCAAAACTCTGGAGGAGATACACAAGGAGCAGTATCATTAAGGGCTGGATGGGATTTTTCAAAGACAAGAGCAAAATTAAAAGACCCAATTGTGAAATCGGCAGAGAAGAGACTTGCAAAAGTTGTCTTAAATGTAATACGCGTTAAGGACAATGATTTGAAATTGTCAATGAGGGATTTTGATGTGCAAATCAATCATAGCCCGCAAGACAATATGTATACAAAGTCGCAAACGCTATATCAGCTATTAGAGTGCGGCATACATCCTCTTATTGCAATTAAAACGGTTGGACTCTGGGGCGATTCGGAAAAAACATTTTTGCAGTCTAAGCCATACATGGATGCTTTATGGAAAACCATTGATGATGCAGAAGAACAGGAACAAAAAGCACAGGAAATTGTAAATCAATTAAATAAACAGCAAAATAAGACAGCTACCGAGTAATCGGCGGCTGTTTTTATTTTATAAAAATTCGCAAAGTTGTGAGCGTAAAAAACAACAGTGTCATTCGGTGTCGTTGCACCGCAAAAATTCGTAAAGACATATCGGAGGTAATCAATGAAAAGAGAAGAGTTAATTGCAATGGGTATCAGTGAGGAAAATGTTGAGAAAATCATTGCTGATTACGGCAGTGCCGTACAGAGAGAACAGGCAAAAGCAGCAGATCTTAAGGCAAAGGCAGACAGCGCAGATGAGTTGCAGAAAAAGCTGGATGAAATGGAAGCAGGAAACCTCACGGAACTTGAAAAAGCAAACAAGGCGTTAGAGACAGCAAATCAGCAGATCGCAGATATGCAGAAAAAAAACGCCATCAGAGATCAGCGCGAAGCATTGATGGAAAAGTTAAAAATCAATGCAGAGCAGGCAAAATCTGTCGTCAAAGATGATGGAAGCCTTGATTATGACGCTCTTGGAAAGATTACATCCGAAAAGGAAACCGCAGCAGCGCAGGCAAAGGAACAGGAGATCGCAAATAATTCTGAAAATCCGGGCGGCGGTACTGCAGGTGGAGAGAATAAAAAAACGGCAGATGTTGAAAATGCCGAAAGTATCAGCTTTGGCGAACCGGCAAAAAATGCAGAAGCCAAAGACTATTATGTTTTATAGGAGGTAAATTATGGGAAAACCAATTGAAAGAGACTTTACACAGAGTAAAGGAATTTTAAAATTCTTTCCTTATGAGGGTGCGGCGTGCATCGTTCCGCAGACAATGGTAACAAGTGCCGATGCAAACGGAAAGAAGATTGCAAAGGCAGGGACACCGTTCCCAAGCAATGACGAATCTTGCAAAGGGTATCTTCTGGAAGATGTTGACGTAACAATGGGAGATGCGCCTGGAACTTATGTATATCAGGGTTCTATTGACAGCGCAAAGGTAACGGCAAATGGAGTGACCGTAGAAGCAACTGCAAAAGCAGCAACACCGCGTGTCACTTTTTTTGATTAAGAAATGGAGGTATTAGAGAATGGCATTACCATTAGCAGAAGCATTTACCGCAAGAAGTCTTGGGGTTATGTGGAATAATTATGAAAAAACGCTTGGTTCTGCGCCTTACTTAGGTAGACAGAAATTTAGAACCAGAAAACAGGACAGCCTTAAACTTAGATTTATCAAAGGGAAAAACGGTCTTCCGGTATCATTAAAGGCATCCAATTTTGATGCACAGGCAGAGCTAAGAGACGTCGGTGGATTTTCTGACATTCAGAACGAGATGCCGTTCTACCGTGAATCTTACATGGTAACAGAGCGTGAAGAGCAGGAGTATGCAAATTACCAGTCGGCAGAAAATTCAAACATGGCAAACCAGGTGCTTAGAGAAATCAGCAAAAAACCGATGATGCTTATTGAGGGGGCAAGAGTAGTGCCGGAACGCCAGATTTGGCAGTTATTAGCACCATCTGATGGTATTCCAAGAGTACAGGTAACAATTGGCGGAAAGAGCTACTACGTGGATTATACTTCGGACAATGGAGTGGCGCACAAGAGAGACCATTACAAGGATATTTCCGGAAGCGATACCGATAAATGGTCTGCACCAGAAACAGCAACGCCACTTGACGACCTTATCGAGATTAAACGTGAGTTTGCAAAGAAAACCGGATATTCCCTTGCGCGTTTTAGCATGAATACAGAAACATGGGAGATGGTTCTTAAGGCAGAAGACACAAAGAAACAGGTGCTTGGAATTACTGCTTACAATGGAGGTATTCGTTTACAGCAGGGGCAGGTTACAGAGTATCTTAGAGGATACGGCATCGAGATTGAAGTTTACGACAAACTTTACATCGACCCTGCAGACGGTGCTACCAAATATTTTATTCCTACAGGAGTTATTTCAGCGCAGGCATCCGGCGTGTACCTTGGAGATTATGTCTTTGGAAAGACACCGGAAGAGAGAAGCGGAAGTTTGACAGACGGAAACCTTTCTATTGTAGAAACCGGTATTTCGGTATATACATACGCAACAAATCATCCGATCAACACTCATTGCGTTGTGTCAATGATCGGATTGCCTACTTTTGAGGGCATGGACAGCGTTGTTGTCATGAAAGTTGCGTAGGAGGTGCGGTATGATTGCTGAATATACGGTAAAGCGCAATGGAAGATGGTACAAAGCAGGAGATGAAATCCCGGACATTGTTCCGGGAGAGAAATCTTCCGGCGGGTACACCAAGACAGAGATTAACAGAATGAGCACTGCTGATTTACAGGCACTTGCCGCTGAACATGGAATTGAAGGTGCAGAAGAAATCAGCGGAGCGGAACTGAAACGCATTTTGATCGAGCAGTTCGGATTGTAGGTGGGGAAGAATGGACGAATATACAACATTAGAGCAGGTAAAAATCAGGCTGAAACAATTTCATATTGAAACCGTTACGGACGAAGATGGTGTTACTTCTGATGTTGTCGTGTTCGACCAGAAAGAAGATAATCCTTACATTGAACAGCTTATCAAACAGGCAAGAAATGAAGTAGTAAGCAAGCGGAATTACCCGGAAAGCTACACGGATGAAAAAATATCCGAAGACTTGAAAAAGTTTGAGGATGTAATCGTCAATTTATCCGTGTACGACCATTCACAGGCAGGAGAAGCCTATATGGCAAGTTATTCAGAAAACGGCGTAAGCCGTAGCTGGAAAGACAGGGAAAGCTTGTTTGTGGGAGTATTTCCGTTTATAAAATCATTATAACCCCTCGATTTCGAGGAGTTTAGAAGATTGAGCGTTATCGTGTTGCCGACATTGACAAAACGATAGCAGGCGGCACACATTGAGCGGTGGTGGGCGGTGTGCCAATTACAAAGAAAGGCGGTATATGATGTGACGATAGAATTATCTACAGCAATCATTATAAGCGTGTTATCACTCGGTTTTTCCGTCTATATGGGATTAAAGAATAACAAGCGAACAGACACAAAGGATGTTGAGGAACGCGTGAAAGAAAATACACGCATCAATATGAAACTGGATGCCATCTCAAACAACACGACGGATATTAAGAATGAAGTCTCGGAGATGAGAAAAGAAATCAACTCACATGACAACCGGATTATTAAAGTTGAGGAAAGTGTGAAATCAGCGCATCACAGAATTGACGGAATTGAAAACCGTCTTAATGATGATAAGGAGGTGTAATCATGGACATTTTACAGAGCGTTATTGCCAATATGACAATCATTTTGGCAATCATTGGGGCACTTGCTTTTGTTGTATCTGTAATAACACAGGTTATCAAGGGCGTAGGAGCGTTTTCTAAGGTGCCGACAGACATTCTTGTGTTTGTACTTTCCATTGGAATTACTGTAGCTGCATTTGTGGCATATATGCAGTATATTCAGATGACAATTTTATGGTACATGATTTTGGCGGCTATTATTGCAGGATTTATTGTTGCTTTTGTTGCAATGTATGGCTGGGAAAAATTGTCTGAACTGTGGAAACGGTTTGGCAAGGATGTGAAATAAAATGCTTGAATTGAATAAGCAAAAAATGTGTTATTCGTTACAAAGCGGTAAAGTTCCGGTATACGTTACGGATGAAGAGGGGAACATTGAGTATTCCTCATACACGGATTCTGATGGCAATGTAATTTATTACCTTGACGATGATGGGAACAAAATACCGAAAACAACCGGAGAGTATACCACAGGTTATGAGAAGCCTGTGGTTTTTTATTCTTCAATCAGCAATAAGTTGAGTGAAGCACTTATAAAAGAGTTTGGTGTTGACAATTCCACAAACTTTGTTCAGATTGTCGAGGACAAAGGGAAACTTCCATTGAGCGTTGGCTCTTTGGTATGGAAACGGTCAGATGTAAGGTACAAAGATGAAGAGAATACAATCGTTGATGAAAATTCGGCTGATTACATCGTAAAAGGTGTCGCAGACGAAGGATTGACGGTTGATTTGTTCTTATTGCAAAAAAATGTGAAGTAGGTGCTGAATGGGAAAAAAAGTAATCACAATGAGCCTGTCTGAAAAGTCTGTTCAGAACGCCATACGAGAGCTTAGAGCCTATCAAAACAGCTTGATATATAAATGTCAGCTATTGGCAGAAAAACTCGCGGAAAAGGGCGTAGAGATTGCCAGAGTACAAATTGCTGACCTTGACGCAATATTCACATCAGAATTGATTTCCAGTATTCATTCAGAATACAAGGGAAGTACCAAAGGAGGCGGGATATGGGCGGTAGTTGCCGGGACGGACCATGCAATGTTTGTTGAATTTGGAACAGGAACCGTAGGACAGCAAAATCCTTATCCAGGGAAACTGCCGGATGGCGTTTCGTGGCAGTATGCAAGTGGAAAAACTATCCATCAGATTTCAGATGGAAGATATGGATGGTTTTATCAGGACGACAATGGCGATTGGTGGTTTACAGAGGGAATGCCAAGCCGACCATTCATGTATCTGACCGCAAATGAGTTGCGGCAGATTGTTACACAGACAGCGAAGGAGGTGTTTGGATAATGGCAGGAAACCAGTGGGTATTTGACCTTGAAATAAACATTTTCTCCAATGTTGCAACGATAGCCAAACCAAAACTCCAGAAGAAATACAAAAGCATGAATTTTGACACTGCATTTACAACGGTTGAAAAGAACCTTGATAAAGACCCTGTTTTTCCGACTATTTACATACATGAGATGCCGGGGCTTGAACGTGGGGCAGATTTAGAGGGCACATCCGTAAATGCGGTGCAGGAAACAATACAGGTTGACGTCATTACAAACACAAAGCAGAGCGATGCAAAAGGGATTATGGCTATTTTAGCTGATGCCTTTAAACAGATGCGATTTCAAATCACAGCAATGCCGGAGTTTAAAAATGACAGTGAGAAAAAATTTAGAAGCGTTGCAAGGTTCCGGCGGATAATCGGAGCCAACGACAGATTGATGTAAAAGAGCCGAAAGGCTCTATTTTTTATGCACCGGGTGCAAAAAGATGCGCCCGATAACCGCATTATTTGGCGGTAGAAAGAGAGGTAAAAATGGCAGAAGCAGGATTGTCTACGTTAGGCATTACGTTTGGCTATGGAACAGAAACCACAGCCGGAACAAAGCCTACATCGTTTAAACAGCTTACAAGAATTAACGCAATCGGCGGTATCAACATTGAGCCGGAACAGATTGACGCATCTGCATTAGAAGATGCTATTACCAGATATGTAAAGGGGCGCGCAGATACCGGTGGCTCTTTCCCTATTACGGTAAACCTTACAGATGCCACAAAGGAAGAGTGGGAAGCACTTATCACAGCGTACAAGGCGCTTTCCGGCGGGAAAAGAATGTGGTTTGAAACTATTATTCCTGGATTTACCGATGCGTTTTTTGTTGTCGCACAGCCACCGGAGCAGATCCCACAGCCGGAAATTGGTCAGAATGAGCTTTTGACGGTTGAAATGAACCTTACCATTGAGGAATACAAGGGCATGGACACCGCTGTAGCTTTTACACCGGGGGAATAACACGTCAGTCGAATAGTTCGGTTGAATCGGCTGACGATAACCAGACAACCGAGCCAGAGCTTGAAGAAACAATTTAAAAGAACAGGGCGGTCTTCGGACTGCCCTTTCCCTATATGAGAGGGAGAAAGGGAAAGAAAATGACAAAATTAAAATTTGGCGAGAAAGAATTACAGATCAAGTTTGGATATGAAGCAACCGTGAAAAGCGGAATTATCAAGAAAGTAGCAAAATTAGACCAGATGGAAGATATTGAAGCGGTTGACGAAATCCTTTTATTTCTTCCAGAGTTAATCCTTGTAGGCGCGCAGAAGTTTCACAAAGAGGAACTTGGATACAACCCGGACAATGAGGGAGAAAAGGAACAGCAGCTTGGAAAAGTATATGCCATGCTGGATGATTACTTTGACGGAGAAGATGCAGATGTTCAGGTACTTTACAATGCACTTTTAGCGGAGCTGCTTGAAAACGGTTTTTTATCAAAACTGCTCAAAGCAGATCAGAAAGAAGCGGAGAAGAAAACTCCGAGGAAAAAGTAGAAGAACAGAGAGAACTTACATGGGGAACATATTGTGCGGAAATCCGCCCATTCTGGCTTTTAGTTACAAAAGGGTATGGATTTACCGTGCATGATATAGACGCGTCCTGCCCGGCTGATTTACAGCCTTATGCGGATGCTTACAACTTAGATAAAAAGCAAAGAGACAATGAGATGTGGATGTGGTTTGGAACATATGGATTGTCTGCGGTATCGGTGGCAGTAGAACATTGCCTTGCCGGTCGGAAAGCAAAATCAAAGTATATTGAAAAACCAATCAATGAACAGCAAAAAAAATATGATTCGGAAATGACGGAAGAAGAAATTAAGAAACAGAGAGAGCTATTTGTGGCAAAGCTCAAAATTATGCAGTCAAACTATGAGTTGAGCCATCCAAAACCAGAAAAGAACTTGGAGGTATAAATATGTCAATTAGAATTGGATCTGCAAGACATGATGAAAATGGGAAATTGACCGGTGGGAGACCGGGAGATCAGACAGGAACAGAAGTAAGTATGCAAAACTTTTATGTTCATAAAAAAGGATGGTATGTGTTAAGACCAAAAACAAAAAATATGGCGGATAAACTGGCAGAATCAATGATTACAGCGTGCAATAATGATAATATTGGCTACTGTCAGGGACACCGGCTTGGAATTGTCAAATATGGTATTAATTCAAAAGTAAAAACAGAAGCAGATTGCGGCACAACGGTACGTGCATGCATTATTCATGCAACTGGAAAAGATGTTGGTAATTTCACTACAGCAAATGAAAAATCTGTATTGCTTTCGAGCGGCATGTTTGATGATATTGGAGAGTATGTTACAGGAATGGTTCTTTACAATGGAGATGTTCTTGTCACAAAAACAAAAGGTCATACAGCGATTGTGACAAGCGGAAACCCTAGAAAAAATGTAAAAGATCATTTAAACCCATACCCGGAACCTGCAAGGATTTTAAAGAAAAAATTCCCTTGCATGAGAGGGGATGATGTGAGATGGCTTCAGACGGAGCTTATTTATCACGGATGCCTGGATGAAAAAGATAAAAAGGGAAACAGTAATGTGGACGGTATTCTTGGAAATGATACGGCGACCGGTATTGGAACATTCCAGAAAAAAGTCGGAATTACAGTAGATAAGAAATGCGGACCGGTTACAAGAGAAAAATTAAAAGAGTAGATCAAGGACGGTAAGGTGTCACAGCCTACCGTCTTTTTATTTTGCATAGAAAGTTGGTGCATATATGGCAGACATTGATGAATTACAAATAAAAATCAAAGCTGACTCTGCAAAAGCAAGTAATTCCATAGAAAGCCTTGTAAACAGCATGAATAGGCTCCGGGAAAGCATATCGTTTGACACTGCAAAACTTTCAAATATTGCAAGCGGAATCAGAAGCATTTCCGATGCTGCGACTGGATTCAAAGGTGGAAAATCTACGGAAATAACATCTATGGTCAGAGCACTCAACAAATTTTCTGGTGTTGATGCAAATTCTATCCACGGAATATCTTCTGCCGTAAGAGATCTTGCATCTGGAATAGCAAGTGTTAAAGCTGTTGATACAAGCGGACTCACAAGCATGGTGTCGGCACTGTCGAAAATTGGTGGCAAGGCATCTACACAGGCGACAAAGAATCTGCCGGCTTTATCTGCGCAGTTACAAAACTTTGTACGCCAGATGAACAAGATAGGTGCATTGAATTTTGATATGACGAATATGAGTAACCTTGTGACAGCCATATCAAGGCTTGGAAGCGTTGCAAGCGGACGTGCAGTAACAAATATACCTTTGCTTGCTGATAACCTTAAATATCTGTTTGAGACACTCTCAAAAGCACCAAATGTAAGCGCAAATATTTTACAAATGACACAGGCACTTGGAAATCTTTCAAACAGATCTGGAGGTGCGATTACTGGATTAAATAACAGCATCAGTAATCTTTCCGGTTCTTTCCTTGGATTTAAGACATCCACAGGGAAAGCATTGATTGGACTCAAGTCATTCACAAGACAGATTTTGTCCTCTATGGGGATTTATCTTGGTCTGTACGGAGCGATAAGAGGAATAAAAAATGCAATCGACATATCATCCGCATTAACAGAGGTTCAGAACGTTGTTGATGTTACTTTTGGGGACATGTCAAAGAAAGTCAATGAGTTTGCACAGGACTCTATACGTCAGTTCGGTATGTCAGAACTGACATTGAAACAGACGGCAAGCCGATTCCAAGCAATGGGAACAGCCATGGGAATTGACAGCAGTTTAATAAAGAAAGCCAATGAGTTCTTAAACAAACAGACAGATGGCTATATTGGTTTGTCTGATTCCATGGCTGATGTGTCTTTGAATTTAACAAAATTAACTGCTGATATGGCATCTCTGTATAACATAGATCAGGATGTTGTGTCGCAGGATTTAGCTGCAATATTTACCGGACAGACACGCCCATTAAGAGATTACGGTCTTGATCTTACACAGGCAACCCTTAAAGAGTGGGCGATGAAACAGGGATTAGATTCTGATATTGCGTCTATGTCACAGGCTGAAAAGACAATGCTCCGGTATCAGTACGTCCTTGCCAATACGCAGGCAGCGCAGGGAGACTTTGCGCGTACGGCTGATTCGTGGGCGAACCAGATCAGAATTTTAAAACAGTCGTTTGAACAGCTTGGCAGTGTTATTGGTGGAGCATTAATCAATGCTTTTAAACCATTCGTAAAAGCACTCAATTCCGTTTTACTGGTTGTTATCAGCTTTGTCACAAAGGTTACAAACGCTTTAGGCGCAATCTTCGGATGGAAATATGAGGATTCCGGTGCAGGTCTTGCAGATAGTTTTTCAGATGCGGCAGAGAGCGCAGGCGATGTTGCTGACAATACCGGACAGGCGGCAAAGAACATCGACAAGATGAATAAGGGTGTCCGTCAGTTTGATGAATTGAAGCTGATTACCACAAATGATGGTTCTGGCAAAAAAGGTTCGGGCGGTTCCGGCGGCGGTGGCACATCAGGCGGTGCCAGTGGCGGTAAACTTGTCAAGACTGATACCATTTTCAAAAATTACGAAAGTGATATTAAAAATCTTAAACAACTTGGAAAATACATCAGTGATGCCTTATCAAAAGCTATGGAGTCTATCAACTGGAATAAGATTTATTCCAAGGCAAAAAACTTCGGCAAAGGCTTGGCAGATTTCCTCAATGGTCTTATCAATCCGAGACTGTTCGGGAATGTCGGAAAAACAATTGCAGGGGCATTGAATACTGCATTGGAGTTTTTAAATTCTTTTGGAACGAGATTTAACTGGAAGAATTTTGGAAATTCTATTGCAGCAGGGATTAATAAATTTTTCAAAACTTTCAAGTTTACTCTTTTGGCAAGAACATTGAATACATGGGCGAAAGGTTTGCTTGATGCAATGATTTCTGCTATTGATGGAGTGAATTGGTATAGGATTGGAAAGAAAATCGGAGAGTTCCTGTCTGATATAGATTGGCTTGGCATATGTGGAAAAATTGCGCAGGTAATTTGGAAAGCTATAAATGCTGGGCTAAGCACATGGTCTGGTATATTTTCTGCTGCACCAATAGAAGCAACCATTCTTGGAGTAATTGCAGCAATAAAAATATCAACCATTACGTTATCAGCATTAGACAATATTAAGACAAAGATTTTGGCAATAAAAGATACTCTTTTGAATTTTGCAGCTACTGTCGTTGCGCATCCTTATTTAGCAATAGCAGCGGCGATCGCAGCAATAGGGTTAGCTGTATATAATTTCCATAAAAGTTGGCAAAAAGAGATTGCAGATCAGTTTTTGGAGTTTGAGGAAGAAATAGGATCAAATAACCAGAAAATGGAAGATGCCGCACAAAATCTAAGAGATTTAGCTGATACTACAAAGGATTTAACATCTAAATCCGAAGCAAGTGCAGATCAGCTTCAACAGCTTGCAGATTCATATTTCGAACTCGCAGACAAGACGAGCTTAACAGCAGCAGATCAAGAAACATTAAAAACGAGAGCACAACAGCTTATTGATATTTGTCCAGAATTAGCAAAACAGATTGATATGACTACTGGAAAATATACAGTACAAAAGGAAGAACTTTTAAAGACCATAGAAGCACAGAAAGAATATTATAGAGTTGCAGGATACAAAGATGTTGTAGAGCAGTACAGTAAGGCACTTGCGGAAGCTAATGTCGAGTTGGAAGTATCAGAGCAGAACTACAAAAAAAATAAAACAGAGTTAGATAAACTCAATAAAATAATTTCGGATATAGGTGCAACAGAGGACTGGAATGATTGGTGGAAGCGAAATGCAGACACTTTAAAAGCAAACGGCATAGAAGCAAAAAATGCAGGCGATGCACATGATGAACTTGTAAAGAAAATGGTTTTCTTAGAAGATGAACAGTCCAAAATAACAGAAACACAAAAGACGCTTAGAGATGAGGTTGAAAAAGCTACAACATCTTACAATACTGCAAATGATATGCTTGAACAGCATACGCAAAAATACAATAGATTGTCTGATGCCGTAGATAAGATTAACTTTGGACAAATTGCATTGAACGCATCAAAAGCAATAGATGATCTTGGCGGAATATTTGTCAATGGTAAGCAGGTAATCGGAAAAGAAGCAGTAGAACTATATCAAACAATCATTGATTCCTATGGAACGACAGACCAAGATATGTATAACCTTGGGGAAAAAGGAATGGTGCAATTCGGTATTGGAGGAGTAGCAGGAACAAAAGAAGCAATACCAACAATGACAACTGAATTAGAAAATGAAATAACAACTTGGTACAATGATAGAGGTTACAATGTAGCAGTAGAAGGCGGAAAGGTAATTGTCAAAGGACTTGCGGATGGTGGTGTTGCTCAATCGCAAAGCGCAGTAGATACAGTAACAGGAGCAATTACGCAAAAAGGAAGTTTGAAAGATGCCATGCTTTCTGGTATGGGAAGAGGATGGGCGAAAAATACGATAGATGGATATAATAATGGTATTTCAGAAAATTCGAACACAACAAATGATGCCATGCTCACATATCTTGAGAACAACATTAAACAGCCATTTACAACCAATATGGGAATACATTCACCATCCACAGTATTTTCTGACTATGGTAAATATACTGTAGAGGGATTCAATGGCGGAGTTTCCGGAAACCAGAACACCACGTACGGAGTTATTTCCAGTTGGGTATCCAATATCAGTTCTTGGTTTACAAATTTGATGGGCATACATTCGCCATCAAGAGTGTTTAAAGAATTTGCAGGATTTACGGTAGAAGGATTTAATAATGGTATTTCTGATGGATCTAAAAGTACATTTAAGGAGATAAAAAACTGGTCCGAGGGAATTAAGGACAGTTTTGGATTGGCAGGGTTAAAAGCAGCGCCGGAAGTTGTATATAAGTACAATAGAAGCATAACTGACAACGTAAACGCATCTATAAAATACAATTCCGGTAGCATTGAAAGTACTATTGGAAAAGAAATGCAGATAGCAATGTCAAGCGCTATTGATTACGATAAACTGGGAGACGTCATTGTATCAAAACTTGAAAAAGCAGATATTACGGCGGTTCTTGATTCGAATCAGGCATATAGGAATGTTATAAAAAAATGGCGAGAAGAAGCGAAAGCAGGGCAGAGGAACCCAGTTCCTATATTTTAATTGCAACTCTCTTTCGTTTGTGGTATGGTTTGTATAACATATTACAAATGGGAGGGAGTTCATGAAAAAGTGGGGAATAGTATTTTTGGCAATAGCTACCGTGGTGCTTATAGGGTGTAGCGGAAATCTTGATAACGAATATTCAACCGTTGAAAGCGAAAAAACGGAAGAATATTATAGCGAGCATCAAAGCAAAGAAGAAAATAATGATAGAGATCAGAATTTAACAAAAGAAACAGAACAAAACGAAGTAAAAGCCGGGGTTGAGGGGGCTAACTTTGAATATGACGATAAAAACAATAATTTTGTTGGAATATTTGAAGACGGGAATAAATACTGCGTAGGTGCATATGGTCATTATGATAATATTTATGTTATGTATTTTGACTGCTATTGCATATGCAAGCGTCCACAAGAACTTGGATTATCAGTTTCTTATGTAGGGTACATAGGAGACGAAGAGTATTCTTATATTGTAGAAAATGGGAAAATTGTAAAAGATACAATAAACGAAAAAATTGACCATTTTAAGATTCCAGATGAATTTAGCGGTAAAGCATCGGAAATGATTGTACAAACAGAAAATCTATATTCGAAATATGGAATTGGTGAAACAACTGATACATCGGAAGAGATACAAGAAAGTGAACAAATAACGCTTGGGCAGCAAAATGCCTTGAAACAAGCAAAGAGATATCTTGATTTAGCAGGTTTTTCATATCAAGGGATGATTGAACAGTTAGAATACGAACAGTATACACATGAAGAAGCAGTGTACGCGGCAGATAATTGCGGTGCTGACTGGAAAAAAGAAGCTGTGAAAAAAGCAAAGAGTTATTTAGATTTGACATCATTTTCAAAGCAGGGACTTATAGACCAATTAAAATATGTAAAATTTACCGATGAAGAAGCACAATATGCGGCTGAACAAGTGGGATATTAAGCGATAATGATTATTCAATGCCGCCAGAACAGTTTACAAGGGCGAGGCAAAACGAAGATACGGAGACAGTTCAGCATTTGATCCTGTTTGGGGATAAAGTTCTAATGCACAGTAGTGACAAATACCGCCACTTGTGGTAGGATTAACCTATCACAGATGGTAGGGGGAATGTACATGGGGATATTTTTAAAAGAACCAAATTACAATAACAAAAACAGCAAATGGGTCATTTATATTTTTATTATTGCTGTCATTTCAGCGGTAATATATGCGGGAAATGATTCGGAAAATAAAGATGAACAGGTAAACAAAATTGTAGACGAAAACACAGAGAAAATTGTAACGGAAGAGGAACAAAATTCTGAAATAAAATCGAATATCAAACCGGTAACTGCTGGATATTCTTTCGAAACAAATGATCTCAATGTTGTTGTCAATGAAATAGATACAGATTTTAAAGGTTATGACGATGAATACGGTCTAAACACTCCGCAAAGCGGAATGAAATATGTTATGGTTTCGTTTACATTCCAAAATACAGGTGGCTCGGATAAATATGTTGGAGTAGATGCTTTTCATTGTTATGCTGATGATGAATTATGCGATCAAGTATATACATTGGATGACAAGGATTTCTTTAATGTAAATCTATCTTCTGGCAGAAAGGTTTCTTTTAATACATATTATTCTGTTCCTGTATCAGTACAATCAATAGAATTGGAATATGAAACAAATTATTGGGACGATAAGAAAGAAATAATAAAAATACAGTAGTGGAAAGAGGGAGCGCAGTGATGCGCTTCTTTTTTTGAAAAATATTTCAAAAGGGTATTGACAATTATTGCAAGGGCATATATTATAAAAACATAAATATTGCAAGGGCAATAATTGAAAGGAGTGATTGTTATTAGTCCGGCAGGAAGACCACACAAAGAAAACCCAAGGAATGTTAATCTCAACATCAGAATAACAAAAGATGAAGCTAATCGTATTCAAAAATGTGCTGATGAATTGGAATTGACAAGAACTGATACCATTATGAAAGGAATAGGTTTAGTGGAAAAAGAAATTAAAAACAACAAAAAAGAGTAGTCAAACATTACTTGGCGGTAATTGACTACTCTGACACCAATCCGAAAGGAATTGATAAATTTATCATATCAGTTTCTTTCGGAGAAATCAAACATTTTTTGAAAGAAAGGTAGATTATTATGAGACAACTGTATATTGAAGAAATTACCAAAAATCTGAATGTACTTAGCGAACACTTTTTAAGATGTGTGTGGATTTTTACAAATAATCTTGCATCCGACAAGAAAGGCGGTGCGAGATGAAAGAACAGCTGATAACGGAAATCCAGAGCATACAGGACGAAAAATTTTTGCATTTCATTTTGAACACGATACTTTCATTTAAGAAGAAATGGGGGATTTGCTGATGAACGATATTCAGATTTTTAACAATCCTATTTTAGGGGATTTGAGAACGGTTATAGTAAACGGAAAAGAATACTTTTTTGGAGTAGATATAGCTTCGATGCTTATGTATAAAAGACCAAGAAAGGCGGTTTCGGATAATTGCAAGGGTGTCCTGGTCGAGGATAGCTTTAAAAATAATGGTGGATATGCAGAACCTCTTATTCCGGAAGGAGATATTTACCGATTGATTATTAAAGCTGGTCAACAGGGTAACAGTAAAGAAATAAAAGATAAAGCTGACAAATTGGAAAAATGGATATTTGATGAAGTTCTCCCATCCATTCGCAAGACTGGTACATATATTATGCCTCAGACCACGGACGGGAAGATTGCATTGCTTGCACAGGGGCACACGGAACTGAAAGCAGAGGTTGACGAAATCAAGGCGGATTTGGAAAGCCTTAAGATGGACTTGCCGATACTTCCGGTGGAAGCCGACCGCATTACGGAAGCTGTCAGAAAGAAAGGCGTTTCAATCATGGGCGGCAAACAGTCAAGCGCATACAGCAACCGTGGATTGCGCCAAAAGGTTTACAACAATCTGTATGCCAATCTGAAATACAACTTTGGTGTTCGGTCTTACAAGAGCATCAAGCGTAGCCAGTGCGATAAGGCAGTGCAAGTGATAAATGCTTATCAGACGCCGTATTTTTTGCAGGAACAGATTGACGATGCCAATATGCAGCAGAGGTTGGAATTTGATTGACAGATTTTGGCATATGGTATAGAATACAAAATAATTAAAAATCACGCAGGCAAGACCTAAAGAATTTAGGACGTCCTGCAAGCCTATGAGGAATAGGTGCGGATTCGTGACCGTCAGAGATTGAAGAAATTCAGTCTTTGACGGTTTTTTATTTAAAAATTCATCCGAATGGATTGAATATATAGCGTGTAACTCCTGTTAGGGTATGTTCCTAACGCACGTGAATTTAAAGGTTGAGCCTTGCGAAATGCAAGGCTCGGAAATTTAGGAGATAGAAAGTATGGCATATACAGCTCTTGCAACTAAAGTTAAGGAAAATAACATTGAAGTTTTTAATAATCCAGAACTTGGATTTTCAGCACGAACAATGTTAAATGAGGACGGAAGTATTTCTATCAATGCAGAGGATACAGCTAGAGGATTTGGCTGGACACAGGAAAAGAACGGAAAAACATATGTAAGATGGGAGACTATGAATGGATATTGTATAGAGTTTGGATTTTCCCAACTTGTTGGGAAAGACGATTATATCCCAGAACCGATTTTTTATCGCCTTGGTATGAAAGCAAGCAACAAAACGGCGGACAAGTTCCAGAACTGGCTCGCAATGGAAGTCATTCCAAGCATCCGGAAACATGGTATGTATGCTACGGATAAGGTAATTGATAATATTTTAAGCAATCCAGACTTTGGTATTAAGATATTGACGGAGCTGAAAGAAGAAAGAATTGCTAGAATAGCAGCGGAAGAAGAAAAGGAAAAGTTACAACAGGAACTTGATTATAGCAAAGACTGGTATTCTATTAAGCGTGTTGCAGCAATGAACGGTGTGGACTGGAAAACATTTAATTGGCGAAAACTCAAAGAAAAGAGCATTGAACTTGGATATGGCGTAAAAAAGATTTTTGATGCGAATTATGGCGAGGTCAATACTTATCATAGGGATGCTTGGGAAGCGGCATACCCGGAGTATGAAATTTAGGAGGGATTTTATGAGTGGAATCAAGATTACATATGGAAACGCGGAAGTAATTCACACGCCGGATAAAATTGTGATTAAAGCGACCAATATCGAAGTAATCACAAAATAGATAAAGGAAAAGAAGTGGCATCTATCAAACTGGTAGGTGCTATTTTTATAACAATTTTACCGACTGTCATTTGAGACAGCCGCAAACCAAAACAGTTAGGTGGTGGAAACATGGCGTACAGCGGATGGTTGTTAAAGATTGGAAATTATACAGTTCCAATGTCTTTTATGAAACCGGAGACATATAGCCCATATGTAAATATGCAGGACTTAGATGATTATACGGACGCTAACGGCTATCTACATAGAAATGCCGTGGAATTAAAGGCGTTAAAAGTTGAGTTTGAAACACGGGCTATGCTTACAAACACGGAATTTAATGCCATTATAAGTAAAATCCGTCAGCAGTTTACTAATGCAACTGGAAGAGCCTGCTATATCACGGCGTACATCCCGGAATATGACGATTATGTAACACAGTACGGATATATGGCAGATTTTCAGCCTACTATATACGGAACGTATGGAGGTCAAATCCATTACAACTCTGTAAGGCTGGCATTTATAGGGGGTGTATACGGTGGTTGATTACCAATATTCAAATTTGTTTCTAAAGGACAGCGTAGACAAACAGTTAAACATTGTATCTGATGATGGGAAAATCAATATCACAAACACCGAATTACACCAAGAAAAATTTGAATTGACAGAAAGCTTGTGTTCGGAATCTGAATTAACATTCGGGGCATGTGAAGCCGGGATGATTAAATTCACGGTGTCCAATGTATTCTTGCCAATGAAAGGCAAGTGGTTGACTGCAAAGATGACTCTTGATGGTCACGAAGATAAACCATTCCAAATAGGAAGATACAAGGTTTATTCTGACACACCTACGGCAGATCGGACGTGCCGGGATGTGGTAGCTTACGATGCTTTGTATGATATTTTATCATCTGATGTTACTGATTGGTACAATCAGATACTTCCACAAAAAGATAGCAAGGTAACGCTCAAACAATTCAGAGATAGCTTTTTTAATCATTTTGGAGTGGAACAGGAAGAAGTATCTCTTGTAAATGATGAAATGATTATTGAAAAAACTGTAGAAGTGACAGCATCAAGTAGCGGAAGTTCAGATACCGCAGAGACAAGCACGATAGGCGAAGCCATAAGCGGAAAAGAGGTTTTGTCTTGTATACTTGAAATTAACGGTTGTATGGGAAATATAGGACGCGTTGGAAAGTTTCGCTATGTGTACTTAACGCAAGAGATGCAGGGGCTTTATCCGGCGAATGATCTTTACCCGGCGGATGATCTTTATCCTAGAAATCCAAAGAGCACCAGCATAAGTAAAAGCCAGTACATTTCAGCACAATATGAAGATTATATTGTCAGAACGATTGACAAACTGCAAATTCGTGAAAAAGAGAATGATATAGGAGCAATTGTAGGTGATGGCGGAAACACTTATGTGATCGAGGGAAATTTCCTTGTTTATGGGAAAGGGACAAAGGAATTAAACGAAATTGGAGAAAAAACGTTATCAAAGATAAAAGGAATTATATACAGACCATTTAGTGCTGACTGCAAAGGAAATCCATGCCTTGAAGCCGGAGATGCGGTACGGCTGGCTACAAAATATGAACTGATCGAGACTTACATCCTAAAGCGCACGCTGAAAGGCATACAGGCTTTGCGCGATGATCTGGAAGCAAACGGAGAAGAGTACCGGACAAGTAAGGTCAACGGAATACAGCGGAGCATATTGCAGCTGAAAGGAAAGAGCAACACTCTGGAACGCTCAATTGAAGAGACGAAATCGACAATCGTTGACGTGGAAAAGGGTTTGCAGTCACAGATCACACAGACAGCCACAGAAATCCGGTCAGAAGTAAAGAATACCACTGACGGGTTATCATCGCGGATTACCCAGACTGCAGAGAGCATCACAGCGGAGGTCAACCGGGCAACGAGCGCCGAGGGTACGCTATCCAGTAAGATTACCCAGACTGCAGAGAGCATCACAGCGGAGGTCAACCGGGCAACGAGCGCCGAGGGTACGCTATCCAGTAAGATTACCCAGACTGCAGAGAGCATCACAGCGGAGGTCAACCGGGCAACGAGCGCCGAGGGTACGCTATCCAGTAAGATTACCCAGACTGCAGAGAGCATCACAGCGGAGGTCAACCGGGCAACGGAAAAAGAGGGACAGCTTGCGGCGGCAATACAGGTTAATGCAGATGGGATCACAAGCAAAGTTTCTAGGGATAGCGTTGTGTCGGAAATTAACCAGTCGGCAGAGGGTTTAAAGATTAGAGCTGATTTGTTGGAACTCAGGGGATCTGTGGAGATGACCGGCGGGTATGTGCACATTGACGCGACAGAGAGTACGGACAACTTGGTTGAATTGAAACGGGAAGGCACTCTTGTGCAGATGGGAACAGATGGATTGAAGTCAGTAGCAGATACGAGGGAACTCACAGCCAGCTATTCGGCAGTATCAGTGCGTGATACATCAGCCAATACGATTGCACAGATGTTGTCGACCGGAAAAGGAATCTCATCCTACGGGTGGGAATCTTATTCGGACAAGCGACTAAAACACGGTATAGAATCTCTTGATCGGGAAAAGAGCGCAGCGCTTATACAGTCTCTGCGTCCGTGCCGGTTTGTTTACAATTATGATTCCGCGGGACATTACCGGCATGGTCTGATTGCACAGGAGGTACTGACTGCGATTGGAGATGAAGACTGGGCGATCTGCTCCGAGAATCCAGATCCAGATGGCAATACCTATTATGCGCTTGACAAAACGGAACTGATCGCTGATCTGATCGCTGCAGTACAGTTACAGCAAGAAGCACTAGAAGAATTAAAAAGAAAAGTAGGATGAGAAAATGGTCAATGCAAAAATTCGTGAGTTTGAGAATGACATTATCAATTTTATCAATGCAAGCAGTGATGTTCCAATTGAAGTAAAACATTTGGTGCTTAAGGATATTTTGCACCAGGTAGAAGCGGAAGCAAACCGGCACGTTATCGCCGAGCGGGAGCAGATGCAGGAAAATCTTAAAAAGGAGAGCGAGGATCATGAATAAAGCATATAACCGTATCAACTGGGAGAATTACCCAAGCGATGCTACGCCTTTGAATGAAGCGAATCTCAACAGTTTGGACAGTGCCACAGATACCATTGACGACCGTGTGATTACGCTTGACACAACCAAGGCAACAAAAACAGAGGTTGCTACACTTGTATCAGATGTGACATTTGAGGAATCTACAGGAATTATTACCATTACGAAGAAAAATGGCTCTAGGGTTACCATTGACACACAGATGGAGAAAATTGCTGTCAACTTTACTTATAACCCGACTACACAGCAGATTATACTGACTCTGATCGATGGCACGAAGCAGTACATAGATTTATCGGCGCTGATTACGCAGTATGAATTTTTAGACACGGATACAGTAGCATTTATCATCGATACAGACGGCAAGGTGTCAGCTATCGTAAAAGAGGGAAGCATCAAAGAAGAACATCTGGAACCAAACTATCTTGCAAAGGTCAAAGTAGAGGTTGCAAAGGCGCAAACAAGCGCAAGAAATGCTGCAACATCCGAGGATAATGCAAGAAGTGCGGCAACAGAGGCGCAGGATAGTGCGACAGCGGCGGCAACATCCAAAAGCAATGCACAGACAAGTGCGGCGGCAGCGGCACAATCAGAATCTAATGCAAAGGCATCTGAGAATGTGGCAAAATCAAGCAGAGATTCAGCTGTTGAATCAGCACAGACCGCGACAGCGGCGGCAACATCCGCCAGTGAATCAGCAATTACAGCTAGTGAGAAAGCCGATATTGCCACACGAAAAGCAACAGAAATTATCGGAAAAGCAGAATCTGCAGCAGATAGTGCAACCAAAGCACAGAGTTATGCCGTTGGCGGTACCGGCAGCCGGGAGGGAGAGGACTCTGATAATGCTAAATATTATTATCAGCAGGCAAAAGACGTATCAGAGGGACTAAAAGGTGGATTGCAGCCGCATGGCACGGTGGCTTTTGCAGATCTTCCGGCGCTTCCGGATGTCAATGCAGGATGGATGTACAATATTTCGGATGAATTTACGACCACGGACGATTTTAAAGAGGGCTCCGGCAATGCAGTTCCCGCCGGCGCGAATATCTACAAAACGTCAGACGGAAAGTGGGATGTTCTGGCCGGTACCCCGGTGACGGGGGTCAAGGGTGCAAAAGAAACATCCTATCGGCGAGGAAATGTCAATCTCACCCCAGAAAACATTGGGGCAGTAGCGACAGGTGGAGACACAGCGAGCAATGTCACATCATTTACAAGTAGTGATGTGGCAGATGGATCAGCGTCAGCGTGGACGACTGTATCAAAATTATCAAGCGGCGAAAAACACTCTTCAATTTTTGCAAAGGTGTCACAGATGTTCAAGAATGTGCGGTATCTCTATAAAATGCTTGGAACGACAGACATTTCTAAGATTGGGAATGGTACTTGTACCGGGGCGATATCATCGTTAAACAGCGGTTTAGCAAATAAGTATTTTATTAAAATAATGAAAAGCGACTGGTCTGGAATTATGGGTTCGCTTATGCCAATGTTTAATATTAATAATGATAATATGATAGATCTCATTGCACACAACGAGCAGAATGATACTTATCCTGGCGTACGAGTTGCCCGTGCTAGTGCAGATTATGATGGTAATAACATTCCAGACACATATTTAAAAAAGTCAGATGCCAAAAATAATGTATCTGCCTTATCCAATACTGCAACAAATTATAATGACCAAACTCCTGTCGTGCAGTATTTCACTGTCCCGGATGATGGGTATTATCTTATTACAGGTCTTGTCACTTTCAGTTCAAACGCAAATGGGTTTCGTGAAGTTTTTATAACAAATACAACATCTAACTATGTCATGGGACGAGTCAGAGTTCCTGCGGTATCCGGCGGTGCATCAACTTTACAGGTAACGAGTGGTGGCACTTTCGGACCGGGACAGACTGGTACACTCAGTACTTATCAGAACTCAGGTTCAAATCTTAATGTGCAGGAATGGTTAAATATGGTAAAGATCGCACCTAAGCTGTAAAAAAACTGCATTAAAAATTAAATATAATAAAATCAAGAGCCTAAGAGCCGATTACATGACCATGCGTTGTGTAGCCGGCTCTTTTAAATAACAGGCCTACGGGCAGAAAGGAAAATTATGCACTTAAAATTCATCACAGATAACTGGCAGATGCATAATTTTCAACCAGTAATTAATTTTTTAACAAAATTTAAACTAATCAATCGACATTCTGTGACAATAAGAAATTTACCTGTCGAAACTTGCGACCGAAAGAAATTGAATGTTTGCGGGAAAATTTGTAAAATAAAATTGTCCGATAAGGGCACTTCAAGTTCTGGCTGAGGGGCGGGATAAGGCGTTTTCTTGTCCCTCAACTACAAACGAGTTTGTAATTTGTAGCAATTTGTCAAATGGGGTTGACGTTATCGAACATAAGTTCTATAATTTGTGTATCGCTATCGGAAGTGCGGAATGATTGGAGGAAATCAATATGGGGGAAAAAGAGTGCAATGAAGCCAAAGCGTTTTACAAACAAAAAATAACTGAAATGGTCGCGAATTGCGACAATGAAAAATGGTTAAGAATTATATATGTATTTGTTAAAAATTTATTAGAATAGAAAGAAAGCCAAGGGTTTGCGCATTGCCCTTGGCTTTTTCTTATTTGTTTTCTGAAATAGAATCAATAAAATCTTCTAGGTATTTCCAACCGGTATCATCAAGTTTTGATAATGCAGTTACAAGTCTTCTTTTAAAATCACTATTTTCTTTCTTTAGCACATCTGAAAGCAATCTTGTAATTTGTTCATCTTTAGTTTCCGGAACAAACATTTCACCGTTTCCAGTTAGGAACCATTCTTCATTTACGCTTTTACCATTCCAATTTTGTAAGCAAACAATTTTTGAAATTTTGTCGGTAACAGGTCTATCCCCTTTTTCTATTTGAGATAAATAAGTTTGCGCAACTTCAATTCTTTCTCCAAAATCTTTTTGGTTCATTCCTAATGATATTCTTAAAGATTTTAAGCGTTCGTTTACTGCACTCAAGTCTTCACCACCTTTCTGCAATAATATTATCACAAAAATATCACAAAAGCAATAATTTGTTATTGACTTTATATTTCTATTGCGTTATTATAATATTGCAAAAGAAATGGAAAAGAGGTGAGACGGTGAAAAAAATGACATTTCGGCAAAAGCGTGACTTACTCGATAAGTTTGAGCCATTCATTGTCGGTGGAATCCAACTCGTAAGCGCATTGGCTGGTGCCGCTGTCGGAATAGCTATCTGCTACTTTTTCTAAATGATATGTAGCAGTTGCTGTAATCAAAGCCACAATAAAAGGAATGAGGATATTTCTCAAAAATTCCAAGAAAAGATATTCTTTGTAGAATCTGCCTTTGGATGTAACTATGAAGCTAAAACTCGATCTATCCATAGATGTGTTTACTTTCGTTACATATCCTCTATCCTGTAAATCCAAAAACGCTTGGTATGCATCTTCTCCATCAAATTTACCTATATCGGAAAGTTTGATTGAAAAATTCGTTTTAGATATTTTCTTTAATATTATTCTTTCGATTTTTAGAAGCATGTTAATTCCTCCGTTTTTGAAAATATTATATCACAGAAAGGGATGATACAGTGAGTAAAATCAAGGCTCATGCAGTTGCATTTTTTAATAAGCATTTTGTGAAGTGGAAGTTTTTGCAGAGCATACTTATTATTCCATTTATTAAAGATGGGAAAATGTATTTGCATGTTTCACAAGTATGTGAAGATGGAACGAGAGTGGTAAAAAGAACGTTCCTCATTGAGCATATGGTTGATGATAACTTGGCGGTTACAAGCCAAACGCTCGCAGAGGAAAAGAGAGTGTTTAAAAATCCTACATTATTTTAATCCATGTAGTATATCCGCACTCTTTGCATTCTGGTAGCATTTCGCCTTGCTTTACAGTGACGATTCCAATTTTATTTTCGCCACCGCATTGCATACATACATATGTTCCTTTATCTGCAAACTCATATGTAGCAAATGTTTCAGAATAACCATTATCCATATTATCACCGCCTTTCCTTATTTAATAAGGAAATTATATCACAGGGAGAAAGGAAGTGAATACATGAGCGAACAGGAAAAGAAAGTTGTAGAAAAGTTGAAAGACGCGATTCCCAAAATGAACGATTTTCAGAAAGGATATGTTCTGGGAATGGTCGAGGGTTCAGCAAGCAAGGCAACCAGTGAAGAAACTGGGAACTCAAAAACGAAAGAATAAGAAGAACTGAATATTGAGATAGTTGAGAAATATGTCTAAATTTGCAGATTAAATGTGTTTGTAACACAGGAAATCAGTTGATACAATTAATATGCGACGGCGGCAGGAAATGAGTTACATTATTGCTTTATTTTCCGCATCATCTTTAGTATTTTATTTAATCTCTTTTGTACTTTTTTAAATCCTTTGTATAGGTCGATTGTCATGGATGTTATGGTTAGAATTATGAAGAAGTCGTAACCGGCAACACGCCATGCCAATAATGAGATAAGTATACTAACGATTTTCATGATAACAGTTCCTTTCATGATGGCCGCCGCCGTACATTAATTGTATCAACAAAGCAAAATAGAGACAACCAGTATTTTCCAACTATCAAAGCGGTAGTTGGATTTTTTTTATTGCAAAAATCCGGAAAGGAGAAGAATGAACGAATTAGTACATATTGGAACAAAAGAATTGCCGGTCATTGAGTGGAAAGGACAAAGAGTTATCACCACCGCACAGTTGGCTGATGTGTACGGAGCAACAGATGTGAAAATCAAACAGAACTATAGCAATAATGCAGAACGGTTTAAAGAGGGAGAGCATTATTATTTGCTAAAAGGATCTGACTTAAAGGCTTTTAAGAACATGGTAGAAAATTTCGACCTTGTTGGGAAAAATGCGAATCAGCTTTATCTTTGGACACGTCGAGGTGCAAGCCGTCATTGCAAAATGCTTGGGACTGATAAGGCATGGGAACAGTTTGATGCACTGGAAGAAAATTATTACAACCAGACACAAACAGTTTTTCCAACCGGCGAAGAACTTATGGCACTTGCAGTTATTGAAGCGCACAAGATGCTTGAGCAGAAAGACAAGCAGATACAGGAACTTGAAACCGAAGTTGTTGAAATGAATAACATCATTTTAGAAATGCAACCAAAAGTCAACTATGTGGATTTGATTTTGAACAGTAAATCAACAGTACTGGTAACACAGATCGCACAGGATTATGGAATATCTGCTAAAGCGTTTAATAAGATGCTGAAAGAGTTAGGAGTTCAGCGCAAAGTAGGAAAACAGTGGATTTTATACAGGCAATATCAAGGGCTTGGATATGTTCACAGTAAGACTATTGATATTACAAGGTCGAATGGGCGGTCTGATGTGGTTATGCAGACGGAATGGACGCAAAAAGGAAGATTGTTCCTGTATGAAGAGCTTAAAAAGAATGGGGTTTTACCGTTAATTGAGAGAAAGGATGATGAAGATGATTAATTTTTACGTTATGGACGGCAAAAAGCTGATCGACTTTAAACCTAAGTGGATTAATTATGCACGAGCATTTGACAGAAAATGTAAAATGGCAGGTCTTTGGGAAAATATGACAATACAGGAGTCTAAAAGTGCTTATCCGGATGATTTCAAGAAGAATCTGTACTTGCTGATAAAACTAAAAGGGAAATCTGATTGCAAGTCGTTAAAGCGTGGAGAGTCGGACTTTGTGACAAAAGAATTTTATATTATTGAAGTGATATGTGCTATGGTGGGGACTTTGACACCAAGAGAATTTATGAATATGTTTCCTATCGAAAAGACATTCGATGGAGAAAAATACCAGTGGAAAGATTACTTCTATACAAGGAATTACATTGAGAAGTTCGGTATGGACAAACTGATAGGAGATAAAGCACCGGAATTTCTTATGGAATATCAGAACTTGGATATTACACATTTTATGGTTTATTGGATGGAAGTTGTAAGTCAGATGAATATTTTACAAGGTGGCAAAGATATCTTGCTTGAGTTCATGGAAGAACAGGGAGTAAAGCCACATACGATGCATTCCGACGGCAATTACATGATCGACGATGAAACAGGAGAAAAGTTTGAAATAAAAAGTCCTAAAAAGAAGATGAAAAAACTTTTTTCTATTACATGAGAGGATGCCTATGAAAAAAATAGCAAAGGTAATTGAATTAGCCGGTGCGTTACTCTTTTTTCTTGGAATCAGCGCAGATGCAACAGTAAATCCGATGGTAGCTATTCCTGTGTTAGGTGGATTATTACTGATCTACATAGGATGCAGAGTGGATGGAGACTGGCAGGAAGCAGAAGAAATAGTCGAGGATCATGTTTTTAAAGATGAAGAAACAGACGATGGAATTATTTATATCTGCGACAGCAACGAAGATAAAGAGAAACTTCCTTATTATAAAGAAGTTATGAAAAAGAAAAGGAATCATCCGAACCGACCAAAGCTGAATGATTCCCAATCAAAGCAATAGCATAAGCTATTTGCGCCTATTTTAGCATAAGAAAAGGAGAAATTCAAATATGAGAGCAGAAAACAATAAAGTGAAACTTACAGGAACGATTATCACAGAGCCGGAATTTAACCATGAGGTGTTTGGAGAGGGATTTTATAATATGTACCTCAAAGTGGATAGATTAAGTGGGACGGCTGATATTATCCCATTAATTATTTCAGAGAGATTAATCAATCTGAACGATAAATACACGGGCACTGCCGTTAATGTTTCCGGTGCATATCGTTCTTATAACAAGCACGAGGAAAAGAGAAATTGTCTGTTACTAGATGTATTCGTCTGTGAAATCGAAAAAGCAAATCCGGGAGAGCATACAGATTTGAACAAAATCCAGCTTGACGGATATGTATGCAAAGAACCGATTTACAGGAAAACTCCGCTTGGAAGAGAAATTGCAGATTTATTAATCGCAGTCAATCGTTCCTATGGCAAATCAGATTATATTCCGTGTGTTGTCTGGGGCAGAAATGCGAGATTTGCATCTACGTTTCCGGTTGGGACTCATGTGCAATTTATTGGACGTATTCAGAGTCGTGAGTACATCAAAAAATATGAAGATGGAACAGAGAAACATCGGACAGCCTATGAGGTTTCTGTAAGCAAAATAGATGTATTGGAGGGAAAATAATATGGCAGAGAATATAATTGCAATTCCGGTAGAGGAATATGCAGATTTGATCGCAAGCAGGGAAAAGTTACATACAGTCTGCAGACTGATAGCAAATGAGCACAGAAAAGATGTTGAGCTGCTTGGTTCAAAGTCAACATCAATCAATTCAGAATTGATTGAAACTGCACTTGGATATGTTGAAGATAAAACACTTCTTGATGCGGCATTTCAGAAATATAGAGAGAAAAAGGAGCGTGAAGCAGAATGAGAATGATTTTAAAGTCGTTACATCTTGAAAATTTCAAGGGAATCAAAAACCTTGATGTAAATTTTTCAGACAAGACAAAGATTAAAGGACAGAATGCAGCAGGAAAGACAACCATACTCGATGCGTTCACATGGCTTCTGTTTAATAAAAACAATGCCGGAGAGGAAAAATTCAATGTTCGACCACTGGATAAGAACGGAAAGCGCATTGATAACGTAGAAATTAAGGTTGTAGCCGTTCTTGATGTGGATGGCAAGGAAGTAGAGCTTTCCAAAGTGCAGAAGCAGAATTGGGTTAAGAAACGTGGTACTGATACTGTTGCATTGCAGGGAAATGTCAATTCATTCGAAATTGACGGTTATCCAAAAAGTGAAGCTGATTTCAAGGATTATATTTCCGGTCTGGCACAGAGCGAGGAAATGTTTAAGATGCTGACCAATCCACAGTATTTTTCTTCACTGAAATGGAAAGATCAGCGCGATATTCTGATGCGCCTTGCAACGGATGTATCGGATGTTGAACTGGCGCAGACAGATGCTAAGTATGCCCCATTACTCGGCGAATTGGAGAAAGCACCGTCCACGGATGATATTCGTGCAAAATTTCAGAAAGCTCTTACAGAGTGGAAAAAGAAACAGTCAGAGATTCCGGTACGTATTGATGAAGCCGAGAAATCCAAGGTTGATGTTGACGTGGCAGAGCAGGAACTTGCAAAGGTAGATCTGGTAAGAAGAATCGCTGAATGTGACAAGAAAATGGAGAATGCCGGTAGCACGTTAGGCGATTTGAGAAGCAAGGAAATGCAGTTGCAATTTGATATGTCCGGCATTATGCAGGTCATGAATGACGAACTTTCCGCAAAACGTAGAGGTCTTGACAGTGCCAAGGATGATGCAACACGAGAGTTCAATGACTTACATAATCAGATTCAGTCTGCGGAAAATCAGATCAAGGCAAATGAGAAGACAATTTCCGATACAGATGCAGAGCGGAAAAATCTTGGTGTTGAATACAATGCAGAATTTTCCAAGGCATTTGATGAAATGCCATATCTCTTTGACGAATCCAAGTGGAAATTTGATGAATCTACAACGGTTTGTTCCTTATGTGGTCAGAAGTTGCCGCAGGATAAGATTGAGTCTCTTAAGGCTGATTTTGAGCAGAAAAAGGCAGATGCCAAGGCACGTGCCACCAAGCAGTTAGAGGATGCACGCAAAGCATTTGATGATGCAAAGGGCGCAAAACTTAAAGGTCTGATTGACAAGGGCAACGCTTGCAAGGCTGATATTGAGCGATTGACAAAGGAAAACGCCAAGTTGCAGGAAGACATTGTGGCACTCAAAGAGCAGGAATCCAAGGCACTTGCAAAGCAGAATGATTATGCAAAGCAGTTATCCGAGATCCCGGCAGAAGCTGATTATTCGCAGAATGAAGAGTATGTGAAGCTGAAAACAGAGCATGACAAGATTCTTGCTGATATTGCAAAGGTTGAATCCGAGGGCGCAGACAAGGTTGTTACTGATTTAAAAGCCGAGAAAGCCGATCTGCAGAGTCAGCTTGAAGAGGTGAACAAGGTTATTGCGCAGGCGGCTAACAATGTGGCGATTGATGATCGTATCGAAACGCTTCGTGACGAGCAGAAAGAAATCGGGCAGAAAGTTGCCGATCAGGAACAGATGCTTTATCTCTTGGAAGAGTTCATTCGTTTCAAGCTGGATAAGGTTTCAGAATCTATTAACAGCCATTTCAAGACCGTAAATTTCAAACTCTTTGAAATGCAGTTAAATGGCGGTATGAAAGATTGTTGTGAGTGTACTGTGAATGGCGTTCCGTATTCGGCTTTAAACAGTGGTCATAGAATCGTAGCCGGACTTGATATTATCCGTTCTCTTAGCGAGTTATACGGTGTAAGCGTACCGATTTTCGTTGATAACGCGGAATCGCTGAATGAGTTCAATGTGCCGGATATGGATGCACAGTTAATTCTTTTGAGCGTATCAGCGGACAAGCAGTTGAAAGTGGATGGTGTGTAGGATGAATATTGGAACATTAGGAATAATGGAACGGATGTCGCAGAAAAATAACAAAGACTTAAAGGTTTCTCCATTGTCGAATATTAAATCTGCTCATAGCGGCAGGGATGGATGGGGGAGTGTGACAATCGCTATCCCAAATGAAATTGTTACAGGATTGCTTACAAACCCAGATGGTTATATTGGCGGCTTATTGATTTGCAGCAAAGAAGAATTTGAAAAGGAAAAGAAGTTGGCAGGAGGAGAGGTAATATAGATGGGAAATGCTGTGAAATCCTACAAAGGATTTAATAAAGATATGACTTGCCGTGGCTTTCAGTACGAAGAGGGAAAGGAATACGAGGAAGAAAGCGTAGAAGTTTGCGATCATGGATTTCACGCTTGCGAGTATCCGCTGGATTGCTTGAATTATTATTCTCCAAATGAAAGCGTATACCACGAGGTAGAGCAGAGCGGAGAAATCCAGAAACATAATGATGATACTAAGGTAGCATCTACAAAAATTAAGATCGGAGCAGAAATCAGCATTGCTGGACTGGTTAAAGCTGCAATCGAATATACGGTAAAAAGAGTGAATAAGGAAGCTGAAAGTGATGAAAATCACGGAGCATCCTCGGCAACCGGAGACTGCGGAGCATCCTCGGCAACCGGAAACAAGGGAGCATCCTCGGCAACCGGAAACTGCGGAGCATCCTCGGCAACCGGAGACTACGGAGCATCCTCGGCAGCCGGAAACTGCGGAGCATCCTCGGCAACCGGATACAAGGGAGCATCCTCGGCAACCGGAAACTGCGGAGCATCCTCGGCAACCGGAGACTGCGGAGCATCCTCGGCAACCGGATACAAGGGAGCATCCTCGGCAACCGGAAACAAGGGAGCATCCTCGGCAACCGGAAACTGCGGAGCATCCTCGGCAACCGGATACAAGGGAGCATCCTCGGCAACCGGAAACTGCGGAGCATCCTCGGCAACCGGATACAAGGGAGCATCCTCGGCAACCGGAGACTACGGAGCATCCTCGGCAACCGGAAACTGCGGAGCATCCTCGGCAACCGGATACAAGGGAGCATCCTCGGCAGAAGACAAAGATGCGGTCGCTGTTGCTTGGGGTTACAAATCAAAAGCAAAGGGTGTTATTGGCTCGTTTCTTGTTTTTGCAGACTGGGAATACACTGGTTCAGAAGATAATACGGAATATGACAGAAATAACCAGAGTGCATGGGTTCTTAACGGCGCAAAGATGGTGCAGGTTGATGGGGAAAATATCAAGCCGGATACTTGGTATACGATTGAAAATGGAGAGATTGAGGAGGTATCAGAATGAATTACATAAAAGCAAAATATCCAAACCAGATCCGGTCATATATATTTGCTACATCAGACGATGTAAAAGCCGGTGACACGGTTGTAAATGCCAAATGTGCGAAGCTGACAGTTACGGATGAAACCGTGGATATGAAGTGGGTAGAAACCTACGGTGCTGATAAGGTGGCAGTTGTGAAGAAGTGTGAAGAACCGGAAAGCGGTGGTGACGATGAGAGTTAATCCATGTAGATATTGTGCATTGTCTGTAAACCTTAATGGAAAGCATTGTTCAAGGTATTCTTCCGAAGAGTGCGCAAAATGCGAGAACATTCAAAAACACAGGGAATACCTTTTAAGTCAGCGAAAATTCGCAGAGGGTGAGCAGATTACAAGCATTGAGGAACTTTTGAAACAGGAATGGGTAATGTGGTATCACAGTACAAAGCACATAGAGGTTTTCAAGAATATGCAACTCAATCTTGTTTTGAAATTTCTTAAAAATGGAGCATTTAAAAAAGCAATAAGGAAAGAAAGCGAGGAAAAATAATTATGGCAGAGAACACAGCAGTAGCAAAGGCAGAGGAAAAGAAAGAGGAAAAGACAGAGGTTGCACACAGCAACAACAAGGTTACAGACTATAGCCTTGGAATTTTTGGAACATCAGATAATTTCATTATGGCTATGCAGATGGCAAAGGCGTTGGCGAGTTCAACTATCGTTCCGGCAACATTCCAGAAGAACGATGCAAACTGTCTGATTGCTATTGAGCAGGCGCAGAGACTGCGAGTAAGCCCACTGATGGTTATGCAGAATCTGTATGTGATTCAGGGTAGACCGTCTTGGAGTTCAAAGTTTCTGATTGCGGCAATCAATAATTCCGGCAAATTCGATATGGAATTACAGTTCGAGGAAACCAAAGATAAGGATGGCAAGCCTTATTCGTGTCTTGCTTGGACTACGAAAAATGGTCGTAGAGTTGAGGGCATGACCGTGGACATGGAAATGGCTAAATCCGAGGGATGGCTTGGTAAGAACGGTAGTAAGTGGAAAACCATGCCACAGTTAATGCTTCGTTACAGAGCCGCATCTTTCTTCTCCAGTCTGAATTGCCCGGAGCTGACAACGGGATTATATACGAAAGAGGAAATGCAGGACAACGATTTCAAGGAATATCCGATGGAAGATTTGCAGGAACAGGTCAAGCGTGATATTTCCGAAAATGCCAATTCAGAGCCATTTGTCGTAGCTGAATCCGAAGCTATTGAGACCGGGAGCGAAGTAGTTGAATCACAGCCAGAGAAAGTAGCCGGAGAAGTCGTTGAGAATGACGAGAACGTGCCAGACTTTATGAAAGATTAGGAGGTGGATGCATGAGAGTTATATCACAGGACGGAACGCTTGATGTTCCATATGAACAAGTTATTATAAGCAGATACAGAACCAGTATATTTTTCATTAACAAGAGCTTTACAAATAAGAAAACGATAGCGGACGATACTGAATTAGCCGTGTACTCTACGGAAGAAAAAGCGCGGAAAGCTATGGAAGACCTGCAATATGCGTATGCATGCCGTAATATAGCGATGTTCGACAAAGAAAAAGCTATTTATATTCCGAATGATAAAATGACTAAAGCTGTTATTGGAGGTGTCTTTCAGTTCCCAACAGAGGAAGAATTGGAGTAGGCTATGATTCACGTTTCATTTGACTTGGTGGATGAGTTTATTCCAAGAGTTCCAAAACAGCGGTGTGAGGGCGAAAACGACACGATTAAACGGATATGTGTAGCACCAAGCATAATTGAAGCCTTGAACGCAATACCGCAAGCCGGGTTAGTGGTACGGAATATGAAATCGCTTGGCTTGCCGGTAATCATCCATTGCTACTATCTGAAAGCTGACAAGGTCATGAGCAATGATGAAGTTCAGAAATATGTGCCGGATGCGGAATTTACTAGGGAAATGTGGATATTGGAAAAACCCAAAGCTGTGAACCGTATTGATTACGAGATTACGGACTGCATTGTCAAACAGGGCGTAGATGTTTTTGGTAACGAACAGTTTGAGGTACGGCTTCCAGAGATTGAGCGAATTAAACATCAATCCAATATTGATAATTTTTTCAAGGTTTTTTGTCATAATCCGAATGAAAGAAAAATGAGAGGAATATTTGAAAAGCAAAGTTACAGAAAAGTTCTAGCGAATTTTGATGATGAGATTATCGAGAAAGCGAAGGGAGTGATTGAAAATAAAGCTTAAAGTCCTAGGTTCCGGTTCATCCGGCAACTGCTATATTTTGGAGAATGAAAACGAAGCCTTGATAATCGAAGCTGGGTTGCCATTCATGGAAGTCAAGAAAGCCTTGAATTTCAATGTAATGAAGATAGTCGGCATGATTTCCAGCCATGAACATGGAGACCATTATAAATATTTCGAGCAATATAAAAATGCAGGAATCAATTCGGCTTGCTTTGGTACAGGAATTCCCGAATATGATGCCGATAAAATGAAGTATTATCTTGTTTCTATGGGGAAATTCAGAATTAAAATTTTTCCATTAGTACACGATGTTCCTTGCTATGGCTTTTACATTACGCATCCAGAAATGGGTAGTTTGGTGTATGCATCTGATACCGAGTACATCAAATACCGATTCAAAAATGTCAATCATTTTATGGTTGAGAGCAATTACGATATGCAGTTTGTAGACCGGGACGAGCCAAACTACGAACACCGCCTACGAGGTCACATGAGTCTTGATACGGCACTTAAATTTATTTCTACTAACGATAACCCGGCATTGAGAAATGTCGTTCTAATACACTTATCAGATAAAAGCGGAGATCCCGCACTATTTAAACAAAAGACAGAAGAAACAATTAAATATGGAGCCAATGTTTATGTTGCGTGCAAAGGCTTGGAAGTTGATATGAACCTTTGCCCGTTCTGAAAGGAGACGGCATGAAAGTATATGAATTGATTCAGCAGTTGTCAAAGTTTAATGCAGATACAGAAGTAGAATTCCATGTTAAGGCAAAATTTGATGCCGATGTAGAAGCTGAATTTGACAGAGACGATGAGGACGATACGCAAGAAGTAACGGTAACAGTGGAATTTAATGATGATGTTGATTTCTGTGACATTGATAACAATGAAGGAAGCATCTGTCCGAATGTCACTATCAATCTTGAATACTAAAAATAGGTTGTAACACCTTGGTATTTACCTAAAAGAAACCAATTTATGCGGTATCTGATGTTTTGGCAAGGAATTTAATATATCACAAAAAACTAAATTGAAAGCCATGAGATACCTTTGGCGGTTGCCGAAAGTGACCGCCAGAAAGGAGAATACGTGTTAATAATTGAGGATAAAGGACAGAAAGAGGGCTTACATATCCTTAAGAATAGATATTTCAAAAGCCACGATATGGAAGTCTTGCGTGCACCATTGCCGGTTGGAGATTACATAATTGCCACAGACAAGGTAGCGGATGTTATCCATAGAAAATCAGCTAGAAAAATGGAACTTAAAAAGATGGATTTTCTTGGCACATATGATGTTTCCGTTGACACGAAAAAGGACATGCAGGAAATTGTAGGGAATATCTGTGGAAAAGCACATCCGAGATTCCGTGACGAGTGTATTTTGGCGCAGAACAACGGAATTAAGTTATATGTGCTTATTGAAAATACAGACAAGGTGTATTCCGTCAATGATGTATTTACATGGCATAATCCTCGAGTGGACCGGTATAACAATATTGCATATATGCACACACTTGGAAAATTGCTGAATGTATCGCTACCGAAAACAAAGCCGACATCTGGCAAGGTATTGGCAAAAGCTATGTTGACAATGCAACTTAAGTATGGCGTTGAGTTCGTATTTTGTCGCCCGGAAGATGCTGGGGCAAAGGTTATTGAATTGCTTGGAGGTAGTGAAAATGGCGGAGAATAAGCGGTATTACTGGCTTAAACTGATGGATGATTTCTTTGATAGCAAACGAATCAAAAAACTCCGAAAGATGGCAGGCGGCGATACATACACGATCATATACCTTAAGATGCAGTTGTTGTCGTTGAAAAAAGGTGGCTATCTGGAATATTCCGGCTTGGAAGATGAATTTTACAAAGAGATCGCCCTTGATATTGACGAGGACGAAATCAATGTTCAAGTAACGATTCAGTATCTTCTTTCCTGCGGATTGCTTGAAACATCTGATTCTATCGAGTACAAATTACCATTTGTGCAAGATAACCTAGGAAGTGAGACGGCAAGTACTCGTAGAAGTCGTAAATCTAGGGAAAATGCACAAAAAGCGTTGCAGTGCAACAGTGGAGCAACGGAGTGCAACATTTTGCAACAAAATTGCAATGTAGAGATAGATATAGAGAAAGATATAGATACAGATATAGAGATAGAGAAAGAAAATACAAAAGAAAGCGTGCCTGCATCTGATTTGGACTTTGACGCGGAATGGGGATGGGAATACACAATCAATGCATATCCAAAGAAAACGTCGTTAACGTCTGCCAAGGTAGCATGGATGGACAAGCTTTTAGAAGTTATCGAGCCGAACAGGAAAGCCGTTGCAAAGCTGATATATGAGGCTACAGTGGCATATGTTACTGACTATATAGAGAAGAATCCGGATGATACAAATTATCGTTATATTCCGAAATATGGTGATTGGCTGAAAGAGGATTGCGATTACTGGATTCGTCAAGTTGAGAAACGAAAGCGAGGTGAGAGCAGTTGGCGGAAGCAGAAATTGGAGTGATCGGATGTGTATTGATTGACAATGATTCCATGTACAAGGTTTATAACAAATTAAAGCCGGAAATGTTCAGCTCTGAATTTTGTCAAGATGCTTTTGCTGAAATGCTTGCCATGTATGATCGTGGAGAAAACATTAATGTCGTTTCACTGTCTCAGTCACTTGAAAACCACAAATGGGAGCCGGAAATAATTGCAAGCGAATTGAAAGAATGCATATCTGTTACCCCAGTCTCAACGGCAATAAAAAGTTATGCGGATGCAGTTGTTAAAGATTGGCGAGCAAGAGAAACAAAAAAAATTTTTCAAGAAGTAAGCCTTAGACCATGCGATATTGATAACTCTATAGCCGAAGTTCTCACGAAACTCGAAGAAATCCAAGAAAACAAAACCGTTCACTCAAAAACTATGAAGCAGATTGTTGCAGAAAATAAAGGGAATTATTTCAATGAGCATGTAGGCGAGGGATTGATAAAAACTGGATTTTATCGAACAGATGATTGCCTTGGCGGCTTGGAAGGCGGAGACGTTACTGTAATTGGCGCAAGACCGGGAGTTGGAAAATCTGCAATCGTTACGCAAATGATCGGACAGATGGCAGAAAAGGATTACAACATTGGCTACTATAACCTTGAAATGAACGAATCACAGGTGTATGAGCGTTTCGTTTCTCGAATGTCTGAAATCGGTCTAACAAGGGTTCGCCGGGCAAAGGCTTTTCTTGGTGGGGAGAAAGAAGCATTCGACAAGGCGAATGAAACACTTTCCGGGTATAGCATCACTATTTCAACCGGCGCGAAGTCGGTAAGTGAAATTCGGGCAGAATGCAGGCACCAAAGATATGATGTGATCGTGATTGACTACTTGCAGTTAATCAAGGCTGATCGAAGATTCGGTAACCGTGCATCCGAGGTCGGAGATATTTCAAAAGCTATCAAAGCCTTGGCTATGGAACTGCATGTGCCAATTATCGTACTGTCTCAGCTTAATCGAATATCAGAGATGAGAGAAACAAAAGAGCCAACTATGGCAGAATTGAGAGAATCCGGAGACGTTGAGCAGGATGCATCAAACATTATCTTGTTATGGAATCTTGATGAAGATGGTAAATATAAGGGATGGAAAATTGAAAAACAAAGGCAGGGAACGCATTTAAAAGAAGTTCTCCAATTTGACGGCGATCACATGAGATTCATTGAGCGAACCGAAACCATTGAACAGATTCAAGCACGGATGCGACAGAAAGACGGTTTCCGAGAAGTATGTGGCAGCACACCATTTGATTAAAAGGTGAATGATTATGGCAAGTAAGAAATTTGAAAAAGGTTCCGAAGAATGGCAGTTTTTTAATGACTATTATAAATTCCGGCAGCAGTTTTATGAAGCTGATAACGAAGATGAGTGGTTCCAAGGAATGATGGAAGCAGGGGAAATGCTAATTAAAAAATATGCACGGACAAATATATCAAAATATGTTCAAAGTCTTGTATTTAGCCATTTTGAGGATGTAGAGAGGAGATGGAAGAGCAAATGAGTAATGCACTGGCAAGAAAGAAAAAGCGGATGCAGCCACTTGGATATTCCAAGAGTGAACTGATCGGAATACAGAGACACGCCAAGGCACAAAGCAATGCGGATTATCTAATAGAGGAATCCTATTATAACGTCCGTATGATGGCATATCAGGCACTGCATGATAAGTTCGGATTCGGACACAAAAGAATCATAAAGGTTGAGCAGACCATTGATGCATATGTGGAGAATGCAAAGGATGGAACGACAGGCGAGGAACTTGGTTTTTATCTGAAAGATAAATGCAAGATTGACGTGCGAAAGGAAACAAATAAGATTCCGTATCGTGAGAGTTTTTATCTGGTAGAGAGAAAGATCGCACCGAACTGCATGATACAGGCAAATAAGTTTTTACTGGCACAGGTATTTAATTATTTTGCTATGTTGGGTGTCTGCCTTAAAACGCAGTTTAAATTTTCGGGAAATCAGATCAGACAGGTTTATGAGAGAATCAGATATTTGATTAACTGCCTTGCTACCGGATATGAAACCATGACAGGGATCGCAAGTGTACTGGAATGGGAATGTAAGTACATTGATAAGCGGTTTATTGGAAAGACATATGAAATATAGGAGGATTGGTTGATGGAAAAGTTAGCTGTGGAACTGCAGGATGGATATTTTGTGGAGATTGATTCTCTGAATCACACCCTGAGACAGAGATATGCCGGACAGGATAAGGACGGCAATGAAAAAGAAAGCGTTCGAACAATCGGATATTTTGGAGACATGAAACAGTGCATTAAGGCTTTGTTAGAGCGTTATCCGAGGGAGTTATCTGAAAAAGCACAGATTTCCTTTGATGAATATTTAGAACTGTTGGATAAGGCTTATACGAGGTCAGAACAGCTTGTGAACAGAATCGGAAAGAGACAGGGGGAGATATAAATGTGGAAAGAAGGTAAGAAACGCCGCGCAATTATCGGAAAAATGAATAATAACTTGTCAATGCCGACAAAGCACCCGGACCAGGATGCGTTGAAAAGATTCAGAGAAGTGCCGTATCAGTTGCGGTACGGGAAGGAGAAGAAAGATGCTGAATAGAGAGAAATATGCAAAAGAGATCGCAGAAATTGCGTGCAATGGAAAACATATAGCCATTGTTGCAGGAAAACCGATGCTTTGTTGTGAAGCATCTTGTGATACATGCGATATCGAATATGACTGCACAAGAGGACTTAAGGAATGGGCGAACAGCGAATATGTCGAACCACAGGTTGATTGGAGTAGAGTTCCAGTTGATACACCGATTCTTGTGAGAGATAGTGAATCTAGTGAATGGAAACGGAGATATTTTGCAAAATACAAAAATAACATGGTGTATGCATGGGAAGCGGGAGCAACATCATGGAGTGCTGGTAGCCCTGCACATATGACCGATTGGAAATATGCCAAACTTGCAGAAAGTGAGGATCAGAATGGAAATGAGTGGAATTAAAAGCCGGATAGCTGAATCATTAACAGAAGCCTGCGGATATTCGCCGCTGACGAAAGTGATTTCAGAGGAAGAGGTAAACAGGATTCTGGCAGAGGAAGAAAAGACTGGTGGGTGGATTCCGGTAACAGAGAGACTGCCGGAGGATGATAAATATATCATGATTTCATTTAAAAATTTTACATTGCCGGACATTGGCAGATATGAAGCTGATAAGGACGGAAACGGTGCATTTTATCCGGGGGACGATGAGAAAAGTTATGTGGAATACGATTTGTTCGTGAATGCTTGGATGCCACTGCCGGAGCCGTACAGGGAAAGCGAGGAAAGTCATGATTGAGTGTATAAGAACTGCGGCACGGGATAGCAAAACGGAACGCATTAAAGTTTCCTGCTTAGATATTATCGTAACAATGATAGGAAAAAAGCCATATTACGAAATCAAGTACAAGGAAATCGGAGAGGACTATTATCATGTTGGCTACAGTTCCTATAAGCTAGAAAATGTTTTAGCTTGGAAGGATGAGTGCTTTGAGATTGTGAAAGAATGCAGACCGCAGACCAATGCAGACCGGATCCGGAGCATGACGGATGAAGAACTTTTAGATTTCCTTTGCTCAATCGAAACATATGAGCAGGGGAGCGTAAAGACCATTGAGGGCGGTGTAGCAATGTGTTCTGTTACAGAGGTGGAACAATGGCTTAAGGCAGAAAGTGAGGGATAGCATGGAGAGATTAACAATACGTTCAAAAAACAGTGATATGGTTTGGTTTAAGGATGCAGAGAATGGTAATGCACACCTTGAACCATGTGAAATGACTGCACATCATAACAGAATGGCACTTGATAAGCTTGCCACTTATGAGGATGCCGAGGAACAGGGAAGAATGATTATTTTCCCATGCAACAAAGGAGACAAGCTCTACGAGTTTTATCGTGAATGTGTAGAGGACAGATTAGGAGCCGGGGAGACACCGGAAGACATCATTGATGTGAGAAAAGTGTATGGTTTTGAATATGAGGATGATGTGTTGTATATCCGAGCTTCTTATCATTCAAACCATTCAGAACTCTGGGGCGGATATGGTGAAGATACGCCAGAGTTTCCGGTAAGTGAGATAGGTAAAACTGTTTTTCTTACATACGAGGAAGCCGAAGCCAAGTTGAAAGAAATGGAGGGGGAAAGCGATGTATTGTGATGGAAGATGTCAGTATTTGAATGAACGTAAACATAAATGTGAGTTGACCGGAGAAAAATTGACTTACATGAAGCAGACCGGAAGTATTTCTTTCTCCGTGCATGAACATAGAGGATTTTGCAAAGGAAAAAAGGTGGAACGTGATGGAGAATAGATATTTATGCCGTGGAAAGCGGATTGATAATGGCGAATGGGCGGAAGGGTATCTAATTGTATACGAGAAGGACTACTCTAAATATTTTATCGGTTATGTACTTGGAACGAATGAAGATGGTACTCCTCACGATTTGGATGCCGCGCAGGTGAACCCATCTACAATCTGCCAGTGCACCGCAATGCCTGATAAGAACAACAAACTGATCTTCGAGAATGACATTGCCATAAAGCATAATGATGATGATAAAGAGCCATATCTGATTAGATGGAGTGAGAATTACGCAGCATGGGAACTGGCACAATGCGGATGTGCTATGTACGGATTTTTCGATGTTGATTTCGGCGAAATAGAGGTAATCGGTAATGCGATTGATAATCCGGAGCTGTTGGAGGTGTAAGAGAGGTACAGGAGATCGTTGATCAACAGCTTATTGCTGGGGAAAACAGTTACGAAGAGATATATGCTTGCTTTTGGGAAATAGTAAAAGTAGTTCAGGCGAATTATTAGACAGGAGGAAAACGATGAGATTGATTGATGCTGATGCACTAAAGAAAGATTTAAAATCGGTTACTTTAAGCAATGGAACTTTAGTAAACACAAATGCAGTATTGTATTTACTAGAAGAATATCCGACGGCTTATGATGTAGACAAGGTTGTGGAACAGTTGGAAGAATGGACTTTTAACGCAGATGTGAACATTGGTGACGGAACGATGATGAATCATAACTTGATAGTAAGCAAAAATGCAATCAAGATCGTGGAAGGCGGTGGAGTAGATGGCAATTAAACCGATTTTATTCAATACAGAAATGGTTCAGGCAATTTTGGACGGACGGAAGACTTGCACAAGGCGAATTTGCAAAGATGCCAATGAGTGTACTGTGCCGGATATGGATTTTTACAATGCTGACAGGCGGACTTATGCAGTACATAACTTTGTTGATAAGGAGCATACGGAACAGTTAAGTACGGCGGAGAGAACCTGTCCTATCTGTACGGGCGATATCCTGTATGTTCGTGAAACATGGAAAGAGGCACCGAAAGGATACTATTACTACGAAGATTGGCAGAAAGGTGATATTGCCGATGTTACAAAGTGGAAACCATCCATCCACATGCCGAAAGAAGCCGCACGCATCTGGCTTAAGGTTATAGATGTGAGAGTAGAGCGGCTGCAAGAGATCACGGAAGTGCAAGCACAAGCTGAAGGATGCAATAGCGGATTGCTTACCGGGGCGTGTACCGCAAGAGGACAATTTGAAGACTTGTGGAACTCCACCGTCAAGAAATCCGACCTTGACCGCTACGGCTGGGATGCATCACCGTAGGTATGGGTTATCGAATTTGAGCGGTGCGAGAAGCCGAAAACATAGTGGAGGTGTTGAATTATGAGGATATTAAAAATTCACAAACGTATTGAAGTGGATAAATCCATTGGTAATATGCGGATAACATCATTGCATTATAGCAGACCTATTGAAAATTCAAGCAAATGGGAGAATTACACGGAAATAAGCTGTTGGTATGACAATGATTGTGAAAACTGCCCTATGGGGTGGGAAACAAGAAGCTACGAGGGAGAATGTGACGATTGTGGTTGTCTATTTGATTACGATTTTAGAGTTCCTATATGGAAATGCATGTTGCCAAGATGGATAAAAAATATAATTGCTAAGTCAGCATTAAGGAGGAAAGTAAGTCTATGAATAGTACAGATGCAGCGTATAGAAGAGATAATTTTATGCTGGAATTTCTTGATTCTGCATGCGTGCCAAAACAGTCAAACTATACGCAGCAGGACATTGATGATTGCAATGATGCAATTTGCGAATATGAATGTTTGATACAACACGCAATTGACAGTGGAGATAAACAGGAGATTGCAACGCTGAGAACAGAAATACAGCACGTAAAGGCTGAAAAACGAAATATCAAGAGAGTGATGAAAAACAGAATGGAGCTTGTACTTACATAATTTTCACATGATAGAGAGTTTGCGATTGTTAAGACCGAAGCACTTGGGGAACACATAATGTTCTAATCGTAGTCGAGAGGTCAGGAGTTATGCTAGTGCGTAATTCTGT